CAGGCTATTAACTGGCGTGAACGGGACATGATCGCTTGTCTTGTCGCTGAGGTGCAGGACTTGAAGAAACGTATTGCTGAGTTAGAGAACAGATAATGGACAGAATAAAAACGGTCAATTTAATCTTGCATATTGCGGCAACTAATATGTGAAAAGGTTTCTTTTGCCAGAGGGACAGTGAACTCGGGTGAGCACAGACAGAAAAGAATTTAAGGTAGAAGACGGGCTGCGCTTTCCCGACGGCACTACCCAATACACAGCACAAATAACGGGACCGACGGGCCCAACTGGCGCAACTGGTGCCGCATCCAATGTGACCGGCCCAACCGGTCCGACAGGCTCTATTGGGTTGACTGGACCCCAAGGAGAGACAGGACCTCAGGGTCCAATTGGGGAGACTGGTCCTACTGGTGCGACCGGCCCTACAGGCATGGGCGGCATTCAGGGCGATACTGGCCCTCAGGGTGATCTCGGTCCTACCGGTCCAATTGGTCCAACCGGATCAACAGGGCCTATCGGTGAGACGGGCCCAACAGGACCTACCGGTCCAATTGGACCAACTGGAGAAACCGGGCCTATCGGACACACGGGTCCAACAGGACCAACAGGAGCCACAGGGGATACCGGTCCCACCGGCCCTCAAGGCATTGAGGGTCCTACCGGTGCTCAAGGTCCGCAAGGAGCACAGGGCGCACAAGGCATTCAAGGTAATCCCGGCATTCAGGGAGATACGGGACCAACGGGACCAACGGGCCCAACAGGTCCGACGGGGGCGGCATCAACCGTAACGGGTCCGACGGGTGATACCGGTCCTACTGGCCCTACGGGTCCAGAGGGCGTGACTGGTCCGACAGGACCTGAGGGCGCAACAGGACCGACAGGACCTACGGGAGCCGATTCCTTCGTAACTGGTCCTACTGGCCCCCAAGGCTCTACGGGTCCCACCGGTTCTACCGGACCGCAGGGCCCTCCGGGCAACACTAATGCGCACGACTCTGTCGATACCGCAACAGTCACAATATTGCCCAATTCGCCATCGTATGCAAATGGGTCCGCTGATCAAAGCGGCGGTACGGGCGTTGGAGCGACAATTACGGCGACAACAAATGGTGCTCTCACTATTGATGGTCACTCGACAATTGTTGGAGATCGTGTTCTTGTTAAAGATCAGGCCGACGCAAAACAAAACGGCATCTATACCGTCAGCAATGCGGGTAGCCCAAGCACTACTTGGCAACTGACAAGAGCGACAGATGCTGACAATAGTTCTGCTGATGAGGTTGCGCAAGGAGATTTCGTTTTTGTCATCAACGGTTCAACCAATGCTGGTCGCTCATACATGCTCACAACGTATGGTACCGCCGGCAACGGGACCATCAAGATAGGCACGGACAATCTTGTTTGGACGCAGATCTCGGGAATCGGTCCCACCGGTCCCGTGGGTCCTACGGGTGCTGGCGGTGCGCTCGGCTATTACGGTGTATTTCAATCTGCTCTAGATCAAACCGCAGCAAACACTACTACAGCATATGCAGTTATTGCAGAGATTGAGGATGAAGCCAATGGTGTGTCAATGCAAACCGACGGCAGCAAACTCACGCAACTGACGTTTGATTACCAAGGCACCTACAATATTCAGTTCTCAATTCAGTTTGTAAACACCAACAACTCTTCAGAAGCAGACTTCAACATATGGTTTCGAAAAAACGGAACCGATCTCCCCGGATCCAACAGTAGATACTCAATATCTAAGCAACATTCTGGAATTGATGGCAGTATCATTGCTGCCCTCAATTACATGATAACTCTGAATGCAAACGATTATATTCAGATCATGTGGCAGACCGAAGATACTGCTGTTTCTATTCAACAACTTCCCGTTGGTACAACACCGACAATTCCCACCACTCCTAGCGTTATTATCACCGCCCAGCAGGTCATGTACACCCAACTGGGTCCCACGGGAGCAACAGGTCCAGAGGGTGTAACCGGACCCACGGGCCCAGAAGGAGCCACAGGACCGACCGGTCCTGAGGGTGCGACCGGCCCCACCGGTCCGACCGGAGCAACCGGAGACACCGGACCAACGGGTCCGGAAGTTACCGGACCAACGGGAGCGACGGGAGATACCGGTCCTACGGGTCCAACTGGTGCTACAGGAGACGTGGGTCCAACCGGCGCTCAGGGTCCGACGGGTGCTCAAGGCATTCAGGGGGTTCAAGGAAATGACGGTCCTACGGGACCAACCGGTTCTCAAGGCCCCACAGGACCCACAGGAGCCGACTCAACAGTGACGGGTCCCACAGGTCCTACGGGATCCACGGGTGCTACGGGCCCAACAGGACCGACAGGCGCTGCATCAACAGTGACCGGACCAACGGGGGCCACCGGATCAACCGGACCAGCGGGAGCCGCAGGAACCGCTATCGATTTCTTTCTACTCGCAGGGATGTAAGAACAAATGGCTACAGCATATAAAGTAATTGCACAATCAAATCCATCGGCAACAACAAATACAGACATGTATACGGTGCCGTCATCAACAAGCATCGTGTGCTCAACACTGACTGTCTGTAATCAGGGCACGTCCGATGCAACGTTTCGTCTTGCGGTCCGTCCTGTTGGGGCGACATTAACCGCGAGTCAATACATATTCTATGATTCGCCAGTCTACGCAAAGTCCACAGTGGCAATAACTATAGGCATCACGTTGGGAACAACGGACGTAGTAACGGTCTACGCTTCTAGCGCAAATCTCTCGTTCTCCCTCTTCGGATCGGTGATTACCTAATGCCGTATTCGAGACCCTATGCTGGTGGATTTGTTGATGCCCCATCTACTGCATCTGCGATATCCGCCTCTGCTCTGAACACGATTGACTTGGGCGTCAAGACAGCCAACGATAAACTTGACGGGCTGTCTGGGATTGCCGCGACAATCTACCCGTCAACAACGAACTCATATGATCTCGGGTCTGCCACATATCGATGGAGAAATCTTTACACGCAGGATCTTAATCTCAGCAATGGTATAGGTGATTACACCATCATTGAGGGCGAGGAAGACCTATTCATTCTAAACAATAAAAGCGGCAGAGCATTTAAGTTCGCTTTAATTGAGGTTGATCCGTCTGTTGTTCCACCAAAGTCGGGAGATACGCCATGAGGATTGCGATTGTCGGCGGAGGAACAGCAGGCTGGCTGGCCGCGCTAATGATCACAAAAGTTCAGGGCGATAGCCATGATGTGACCGTCATTGAGTCCAGCAAAATTGGAATCGTTGGCGCAGGTGAAGGCAGCACCGGATATCTAACAGACATCATTCAAGGCAATGCATGGGACTACGGATGCGATGAGGGGGATTTTCTTCGCGAAACCAATGCGACAATAAAACTCGGCATTAAGCATCGTGACTGGAGGGAACTCGGTCATGAGTATATTGCTCCGCTTGATGGCCCGACCTCAAATTCCGTTGGAACAGACTATCTACTTTGTCATGCTCTTGTTAATGATTTGCCCTTTCATACCGCAAGTCTTGACGGAAAGTATATTGAAAGATCCCTGTCGTCTTTTTACCCCGAAGAAAAGACCGAGAAGATCATCAACATGCATAGTCACGCATATCACTTTGACGCCCATAAGGTCGGCAAGTATTTTAAAAAGGTTTGCGGAGAAGGCGTAACTAGCATTGACTCCGAAGTTGTGGACATTGCCGTTGATGAAACGGGATTCATAACATCAATCAACCTCAGCAACGGCCAGACGATAGAAGCAGATTTCTTTGTTGACTGCACGGGTTTTGCTCGTGTGTTCGCAAAGAGACTAGGGATTGGTTGGAGGTCTTATCGGGAACACCTTCCCGTCAATACCGCAATGCCATTTCTTATTCCTCACGAGGAAGACGAGAAAATCGATCCTGTCACGATTGCTTGGGCACAGAAAGCGGGATGGATGTGGATGATCCCAACGCAGGACCGCTGGGGTTGTGGCTATGTGTTTGATGATTCATTTGTTTCTCATGGGGATGCTCTTGCTGAGATTGAAAATACTCTGGGCAGAGAGATCGAACCAATCCGTGTGTTCAATTTTGAAACCGGACGCTCAGAAAAACTTTGGTTTAAGAACTGTCTTTTCACAGGCCTGTCTGCTGCGTTCGCGGAGCCTCTTGAGGCGACAAGTATTCATAGCACCGTAATCCAACTAAACACATTTGTGTTTCAATATCTTAGAGACACTCGCGAAGACACATGCAACGAAGCGTCTGTTGGGATATACAATCGCGTAATGTCAAAGATGTACGATGACTTTAAAGATTTTCTGAATATTCACTACGCGAGTCAAAGAACAGACTCTGAGTTTTGGCGCTGGATGGGGACCGGAGAACCGCTCACCGAATCCAGCAAAATGATTATTGAACTTCAAAAGTGCAGAATGCTTAGACCAAACGATTTAGAGCAATATCCGGGACACGCCGGAGCATCACTCTATAACTGGATTCTTATCGGTCTCGGCTACTTCGGCAAAAAGGAAGCGCAAAGAGAATTGGATTTCTTCGGCCAGCACGATCTCGCCAAAACCGTCTGGGAGGTGGGAGAGTATAACGCCGAAGCGATCATGGAACGTATGCTCGACAACACCGAATTCATTCAAAATATTAGGGAGTACCAATATGGCTATAGTATTTCCTAACAACACAATAACCGAAGTCGGCGCTGGAAAAATATCCTATCCCAAAAAAGTTATTCAAATTGTTGATAACCCTTTTACCGCAACTCTTTCCGTAAATAACTGGTCGACCCAAAACGAGATTGCGACCGCAACGATAACCCCAACATCTACGACGAGTCAAATACTCATTTACGTCAATTGTCACTTTCGTGGAGACATTGCGGATGGCAGTTGGAGCCTTGGCTATTTTTGGGTTCACAATAATACGCAGAACGTAGCGCTAGGCCGAAGCGGATGGAATGGGACGTGGAGAATGGTGATCTACGATTGGTCTAAGCACTTCCTGCACTCGCCCGCAAGTACCTCTGCTCAGACTTACAGCCTCAGGTTCGGAAACTACCCGAGCGGCACTCATGTTTGCAATACGTCTTGTGCACATGATGGAATAAGCCACATTCGATTAATAGAGTTTGCAACATAATGGCCATCATATTTAGCAACTCTAAACAAATAACCGAGGTAAGCAACAAGATCAGCATGCCCGGACACATCGTCCAGACGGTGCACACGTTAAACACTAGTGGTATGGCAACGAGTAGCACAAGCGCAGTAGACTTTTTCACAAGCGACACAATTACTTTGACCAGCGCAAGTAATAAAGTCTTAATTGAATTGCATAGTGACAACCGTTCAAACGACTGGGGAGACAACGTATGGAATTTGCATTATATGGATATAGTTCATGTGCAGACCGGAACTCAGTTGTCTTATAGTGGATATAATGGTGAGTATACAAATACTATTCGTCACATTCATCGTGTTGCTATTCACACGCCGGGTTCCGTTGGTCCACACTCCTACAAATGTCGAGGCTGGTCGTATCAAGCATCTTCAACAACCTTCGGTACAGGCTCTGACGGTACTCCTGCATACATGCGATTAACGGAGATTGCGGTCTAATGGGCATCGAATTCTCCAATGGGACGCAGATCACCGCAGAGTCAAGCGCTGTTAATATCCCCGGCACTGTCATTCAGTTTGTGGACAACACCAGTACAGTAAACACAACGGTTGGAACTGCTACTTGGGTCAACACTCTCACAACATCTATAACAACAAGCAAAGCCGGAAATAAAATACTTGTCGAATACCTTATGAATTCGAGAAATGATTACGCTCAAGGAAACTGGTGTTTGGTTTATCATAGGGTCTTATGCAACGGAACTCAAGTAATGCATGGCGGTCATATGGGTGCTCATAGTTTGCATATTGGATTCTATGAGAGAACGTTTATCTATACTCCGGCCTCTGTCGGAACTTACAGTTTCACCGGTCAAGCGCTGGCTCATCAAGGCACGGCTTGGATTGGGACATACAATAGTGGTTCTACAAATCACTATCTAAGATTGTACGAGATAGGAAGTTAAAATGATTGGAATGAGAAAAAATATTGGGGTCACTGAGGCTCTTTTGAAGTTGCGCCCACAGGCGCAGTTCGCAGTTAGAGATGATGACTACGACAAAATAGAATGGCATAGCGACGATGTCGAACAGCCGACAAGAGAAGAAGTTGAGGCAGCCATTGAGGAACTTAAGCAAGATGAGCCTATGGAGAACTTGCGTCAAATAAGAGATTGGCTTTTAAGAGAATCCGATTGGACGCAAGGCTACGACATCCGACAGGTGCGAGGCGAAGACTGGTGCGCCGAATGGGACGCCTATCGTCAACAACTTCGCGATATCACCGAGGCGGGCTTTGATCTCTCGTTCAACGAGATGGATGTCCTTATCGGATTCGAGTTGCCCGTGCCGCCCTCAAAAAAGTAAATGGCAATCCTCTATCCCTCAACGTCGACCTACCCTTCCTCCTCCCTATATCCTGAAATTCAGGATGCGTCTTCTTCTGTCGTTTTTTATCATCGACCAATCGTTCAATCGATACCGACAGCGGCAACAAACACAGACGTTTACACAGCGCCATCAGGAAGACAAGTCATTTTCTCAGGGATAACGGTTTGCAATCAAGCAACAACATCTGCGACATACCGAATAGCCATCAGAGATGGCGGCGCTGCGCTAGCAGCAAAACACTACATCCACTACGATGAAAAGATAGCAGGAAACAAAACAGACATCTGCCCTATGGGAGTGACCATTCAACCCACAGACATTGTGACTGTCTACTCATCAACAAGCAATCTGTCTTTTTGTTTCTTTGGCGTTCTCTGCTACGTCTAATTATGAGCATTACCACAATATCAGGAGTTACAAGATCAGACACCATCCCAACCGGGACCATTCTCGCTTGGTCTGATTCAACTGCGCCCACGAACTGGGTATTGTGCAATGGCCAAGAGTTAGCAATTGCCACCTACCCAGAACTTTATGAAACCATAACAAACAACGGCGCAACGTTTCCCTTTGGAGCAAACACAAATGGTTCTGGCGCTGCGGGCAGTACGCACTTTCGTGTTCCGGATCTGAGAACACGTCTCATTCGCTGTCCATCAACAACTACTCCTCCGTCGGGCGCAACATCAAACGTTGGAGCAACTGGCGGTAACGCAACAAATACGCACAATCATACGTTCACAACCAATGTGACAGCAAATGATGCGACTGGTGGGGCTCACAACCACAGCAGTGTGAACACTGGTACGGATGCTCCGGGTCTCAACAATGTTGTGTCAGGAGCAAACATTGATGCAAACGGTGGTGGCTCACAGCCACTTGGCGGCTCTGGGTCTGCAAAAGGAATGTCCTTTTATGGTCACGGCCATAATGGTGCTTATAACTATGACGGTGGTGGTCACGGTGGTCACGGTCACGGAGTCAACACCTCAAACACAACCAGCGATGGATCACATAATCACGGCATCAGTGTAACCAACACAAACACAGCGCCTGCCGCTGTCGATCACAGGCCACCCTATATCGAACTCAATTATATTCTATTTACGGGTGTGGTGTGAGCGTTCACTCTTTGACAAAAGGTGGGCCTATTGCGGCCCTAAGATTTTTCCCACCCGGGGCAATTATGCACTGGGGCGGAGGAACTACTGCCCCTGTCGGCTGGCTTTTCTGCGACGGTACCGTGAAGAATCAGAGCGACTTTCCTGCGCTATACGCTGTGGTCGGCTCCAAGTATAACACCGGGGGAGAGGCAGTTGGCACATTTCGTCTGCCAGATGTTTCCGTTACTGGAAAACATCTTTGGGGGTCCGCCTCTAATACGCTGTCCTCAACGATTGCTCAGGGTGGAGCAAACAGTCATTCACACAACGCAAGTTATTCAGTGACGTTTGGTTTTGCAGCGAACACCGCAAATGTCAACAACCTAGGATATCACGGCCACAACATCAATGGTATTAATACCAACGGAGGAAACGCTGGCTCATATCATAATCACTACAACCTTGCAAACAATACCAGTGGATCCACCTCCAACTTTGCCGCTGGAAACGGGACGCGTGCTGGCGGTAGCATTGATAGTCACACACACACAATTGTTGGCTATATTGATGCCGGTGACCATTATCACACTCACAATCACAATGGCACAAACGCAACGTATTCCGGTGATCACGCTAATGCCTACCATAGTTTGACAGCAACGAGTGCGTCAGGAAATGTCACGTTCACAAACAATCAGTCTTTAGACACGTTTATTGCGGGAATGATCATTAAGACATGAGTGTTCTATCCGTCAGAAATCTACAGACTGGACCGCAGATTGCGATTCCTCCCGGACTTATTGTGCCGTGGGCTGGTGGTGCCGCAACCTATGGGACACAAACAACAAGAACCGCCCCCGAGGGCTGGTTGTTTTGCGATGGGTCTGCGGTAAGCAGGTCTATTTATGCTGCGCTGTTTGCCGCAATCTCAACAACGTATGGCTCTGGAGACGGATCAACAACATTCAATTTGCCGGGAGGCTCTTCAAGATTTATACAAGGGGTCTCTGGCAACTTAAGCAGAGGCAATGCGTCAAACACATATAGTGCCGCACACTCTCATTCAAACTCCATATCCCCAAGTGTCTCCATAGGTGGCAACGGATACCATGATACCAATGCTATCAATTGTTCAACCGATGGTCATGGTTTCAATCACAATGGAAACTATGGTCAAAACTCAACTGGTGGCGGCACATCTTGGAACGCCGGAAACACCAGAGTCTCTGCTCCGGGTCACGGGCATCCGGGAAATCGTAACTACTCTGCTCATTATGGCGGCGCTCATAATGTGACCTCAAACATGAATGCAGCCAATCATAGCCACAACAACCCGACAACAAATACCGCCAATTTTGGTAGCGATTCGCAAGGCTCATGGACACCTCTTTACATGGATCTTTGGCATATCATCAAATGCTAGATATGCTAGAATAAGGAAAATGAAAAGAAAACTAATTCAATTCATCCCTTCTGAAAAAAGCATTGAAGGGGTTTTTGATCCGCCCGTGCCGGCTAAAACGCTTCTCCCCAACTGGTACAAGATGCAGAGCGGTTTTGTGAGCGGGACAAAAGAAGTAACCGACACTGGTGATTACAATCACACCATCAAGCAATGTATGCCTGCGCTTGATGCGATGACATCAGGATACATAATAACACTACCTCAAGACATTGAGGTGGTCGACAACCCTGAAGGTGGCGCATCAATAAGATGGCCATCCGATATATTCAAACAAGTCTCTACACACAGTCTTCAACAGATTGATCAGTTGCCGCTGAACACCGATGCTTGGGAGCCCGTTGCGTGGAAATTTCATAATCCTTGGGCGATTAAAACACCTCCCGGTTACTCGTGTCTTTTTACAGCACCAATGTGGCATGAAGATTTGCCATTTAGATGTTTTTCCGGTGTGGTCGACACCGATAGATATTGCAATCAGCCAATTAATTTTCCTTTTGTTTTGCGTCAGGGCTTCCGGGGAAGCATTGAAATGGGCACACCAATCATTCAGGTTGTTCCATTCAAAAGAGATGATTGGGAACACAAAGTGAAAAAGAAAAGCACAGTTGATCCAAAACAATGGCAAAAATCCAAACGGCGATTCGGTCATAGGTACAAAAAAGACTATAGAACCATAAAGGACTACAGATGACAAAGAACGAAAAAATTATTCTATTGATGGGCTGGACCGTCCCTTTCCATGGTCTTTCTCCTGAGGATGCGGAGTTTCTTGCACGACGGGTTCTTGAGGCAATCGACTGGGACTTAGAGTCTCTCTCGCCATCCGACATAGTTCATAAGACAAATGAGATCTATTTCAATCACAACGAACTAGGGGAGTTGAGACCGACAGATCCCCCTCTTTGGGAAGACTACGGTTTTGTTCGTCCGCCCATTCTTGACAGTGAAGAGATGGGTACCGGATTCTTGAGCGACTCTACGCCCCTCAATGCACACAACCTTGCTGCTCACCTTTCGGATGCGCCGTTCAAGAATGAAGATATAGATTTGGGAAGATATTTCGGAATTGATTTTGAAAGTGGCTCAATTCATCTTGTGAGCGGTGGAGTGGTTCCGCCGATGAGCAAAGACATGCGCTCAATGATTTGGCCTGTCGTTTTTGCCAACCCCACAAATATCGATCAAGAGGGTATTGATGAACTCGTTGCAAATCCTCCGGCAAGAAAAGACGTAGAAGAGAAGACCTTTATTGAGCAAGAATCGGAGCGAGTGTATGAGATCATTGAGTCGATTGCACAAGAGTATAAAGAAACAATCAACAAAGATTTCGCGGCAACAAGCAAAACCCCACACACTCACTAATCTCCATCTCCAGCGGGATAAGTAGTGAACCCGTCGCTACCGGATTGCCTCACGGCATGATGGAGAACGACCATCCCCAAGGAGAAGCCATATGGCCTCTTACATTAACATCCGCAGAGTCACTCGTGCCCCTCTACGCATTGGTGGCGTTGCAATCTCAAACACAGGCACCGGTACTCAGGTTGATCTGGACGACCCCAAGGTCTGTCGCGATCTCTTGAACACTTGGAGCAATCGCTACATCGTGTTTGATATTCGGGTCACCGGCCCAACAGGCCCAACAGGCCCGACCGGCCCGACTGGTGCTACAGGCCCCACAGGTGCCACGGGTGCCACAGGCCCAACAGGCCCCGCTTGATCCTAAAGAACTGGGGCGGCAGACTTCGGTCTGTCGCCCTTTTTCTTTGCTATAATTAAACCATGAGTTTAAACGACAGGGTCGCTCTCGTCCTAGGACAACTTCAATTGCAGATTTTGCAATTGCAAGAGGTCGTTGATACGCTGCAAAAGCAGTTGGAGGAAAAGAGTGACCAAGATACTGAATCCGAACTTCCCTGATGGACTGGAACAGATTTCGCCTCATGATAGGCGGAACGTCATCGACCATTACAAGTACTGGGAGCACGAAGCAATCGTGGCAGACCTCGACAAGAAGAGGTCTGAACTTGTTGTGGTCTGTGAGAACTTCGCCTACGATTTCAATATCGCGACGGTTGTCAGGAACTCCAACGCGTTCCTTTGTAAATGCGTCTGGATCGTTGGTCGAAAGAGATTCGACCGCAGGGGCACCTGTGGGACGCACAAATACGAACACATCCACCACGCGGAAAACATTGACGAGGTTTTCTCAAATTACGAGAGACACCGTATTGTCGCGATTGATAATGTGGAAGAGGCCCAGCCGATAACTGGCTATAGGTGGTGGGACAAGTCAATCATTGTTCTTGGGCAAGAACAGATCGGGCTCTCAAATAATAGTCTCGCGCAGGCAGACGACATTGTCTACATCCCTCAGGTTGGATCAACGCGATCAATCAATGTCGGAAGCGCATCCGCTATTGCGATGTACGATTATACGCTTAAGTCTGAGGGTCATTATCTGACCTAAGGTATACGAGGTCAAGGCCGCGTAGCGTCATCGCATCATAGATCGTCTGAGCATCTTGCATGCACCAGCACGGGGTCTCCGGATTGATCTGCGGACAACCACGCATCTTGCAGGATTTGGCGATCTCAAGGATGCAGTGAAAAAGAAGCCTGACTTTTTCTTCTTCTGTCATTTGTTCTTCTTGCGTAAGATGGCTTTTATTTTTTCGCGGAAAGAGACTTCCTCGCGAGGGGGTTCGACATTAATCTGAAACTCTCTTTGAAAGGAGGGTTCAGTTCCTAGCGGGCGATTAGCCATAGTGCTCCGACAAGAAGAATGGAAATCACAGCCCCGAAAACCAAACCCATGATAAAGAAGTCACGACGCATCTTCTCGTTCTCTTCTTCAAAAACATCTAGAGCCCAAAAGGTTCGATTCTCATGAGTAGAATAAGGATCTCGATATTTGAAGCGGAATAAGTTGTCCGCTAGAAAGTAAAGAAAATTCATGTTGGCTCCGTATTTTGATGGGTCCACAAGGATTCGAACCATATGGGACCGGAAGGATTCGAACCTTCGAAATCTTCGGATTAAAAGTCCGCTGCCTTACCGCTTGGCTACGATCCCGTCTCTGTGAGACTAGCACGTTCTTGAAGGTAGCGCCACTTGAATGTGTTGCCGCGACGATGAGTCCGAATAGAATGGCAATTTCGGCAAACAACCTCGCATTTGCTTATTTCTTCTTTAATTGAGTCTACGGAATAACCGTTTCCTATCATTGTGCATATATTGTTTCTTTTGTCACCAAAGATATGATCAAACTCTAAAACCAAAATGTTCTTTTCTTCGCAGTCGGCACAATTTTTCTCTGACAGAAAGTCAGCAACAAAAGCGTTTGCTTTTGCTATCTGCTCTATTTTTCTTTTGCTTACAACAGAAAGATGCTTGTCCCGATTCTCAGCATAGTACTGACGGGAGCGAGCGCGATTGCATTCGCGGCAGAAAGGTTGAAGCCCGTCTTTGCGATTAGACTTCTTGTTAAATTCGGTTAGCGGCAAGTTTTGCTTGCACTTAGAGCATGTCTTCATACTCTTTATGTGCCGCTTTTAACCGAAACTAAGTATTAAAAGTTGAGCAGTTTAGAAGTCATGCTCAGGACCGGGGGCCGGAACCTCGTTTGACTAGTATAAAGGCACCGACAATGAATGGAAGGAGGGGTACGCCTAACCCGCGATCTCGCGTCAATTTTCCTTCCAAGTAGGCGGTCAGGGAATCGAACCCTGCAAGTCCACCTTATAAGAGTGGATGAGTCAACCAGTACTCCCACCGCCTGATTCAATCCTAGCATAGCGCTAGGAGCCGAACAAGATATACTTAAGTTCTTTGCGGCCAAGTCTCGCTCCTCCAGAAATCTCTGCAACCGATCCACGCAGCACGGCATCGTGAAAATTCTCCTTCAAAAGAATCTTATCTCTCTTGCGCTCTTCTACGGTGTTGGAAAACATCAGAGTGTAATAGCGAACATGATCGTGCTCTGATGTGATGCGGTGGGCTCTATTCTGTCGTTGGATTAGCGTTGACCATTTCCATGGCATATCGTAGTGAACAACAGTCTTCGCAATCTCTAGATTAATTGAGTCAGAGCCGGCGTCAGAGGATACGAAAACTCGAATGTTTGGATCGTTTTTGAAACGGTCTTCTGCTTCTTGTTTTTCTTTCATTGACAGTGAACCGTGATAAACGACATGTCCGCACTTCCACTTGTCGAGGGCCTCACTAATGAGCGGTATGAGCGTTGCATTCATGGACGTGAACACAATGCACTTGCCGTCATTCGACTCCAAAATGTCTTGGAGCACATCAAGTTTCTCACATTCGGTTTTGGCAAAAGCCTCTCGACCAACGCTCGCCACAAGACGACGTGCGAACTCAGATCCCCCAAAGTCTGGTATCCCATCAAGGGTGGATTGAATTGCATCCTCCCTGCGATCTGCGCTAATGAGAACTGACCTTGGGTGATTGAGAAGCATCTGTGCAACATTGATTCTAGAGAGCATGTTGGGCGCATCAAGATCCTGCGACATGTCTTTCTGGTATTGGCCCATGAGAAGGTCATAGATCCTCTTGTGGCCTTCTCCCATGTCAACATAGACGATCTCATCAATGACGTTGGGAAACTGAGACGCAATGTCTTTATCGTTCTTGTCAACCTGATGCGTCATATGCGCTGCCTTCGCGCCCATCAGGTCGAGGTTCTTCCATCTCTCCGGCTGTTTCCATCCGAAACGACTAAATGAAGCGACATACTTTGAATGAAACTCCTTGACCGTTCCGAATACGGTGGGATCCATTAGGCGAACACAGTTGAAGAAATCCTCAGGGGAGTTCTCAATTGGTGTTGCCGAAAGCATCACCTGAGAGATGTGCTTTGGCTTGATTTTCTCAAGAGACAATTTGCTTTTGTTCTGATAAAGCAGCGAGACTATTGCTCGATACAACTTGGTGTCTCTGTTCTTCAGTTTCGTCGGCATCTCATCCCAGATAATGAATACGCTTTTGCCTTCGATCAGTCGCAATATGTCTGCAGGATCATCTCGAAACTTTTCGTAGTTCAGAATGATGATTGGTCGGTCTATCTTCTCTGCCTGCTCGTAGAGAGTGATGCGCTTTTTCCTAGAGCCGTCAATCACAACTGAGTGCTCGCCCAGCCCGGTCAGGCGATCCATGGTTCTTTGAGTGTTGATCTTGTTGTGAGTTTTTACCACCCAGAGACAGACATCAAAGTTCTTGTTCTCGAAATGGTGTTTAACCAGACCGCAGGCCAGAACGCTTTTACCCGTTCCTGTTGACCAGTTGGCTATCCCTGCTTGCTTCGTCTTTAGAAAGTTGTATCCCTGTATCTGAAAAGGGAGAAAGCCGCTGATTGTTCCCGGAAGTTCGCTCTGCAGGAGAACGTCGGGCTCGTTGTCAAGCGAGTCGATCCAATCCAACACCTCGGTTGGATCGCTCAACCAGATCATTCGGTAGCCCTGTCTTTCCGCTTCGGCGGCAAGACGACGAATCTGAAACGGATTAATGATCGGACGACTGTTCAGGAAAGAAAAATCTTTTATGAAAGACTTGTCGAAAGCGGAGACATACCAGTGCATCTCAATCATCGGGTGGTTCTCAATAAATAGAATTTTCTTTCGAGCCTCTGCAGTGAGGGAGGAAAGTTCGTCTTCTATTTCCGGAGTGAATGTCTCAACTCGCATATGAGAGGATGTGGCCAACATATTTCTTTTTCGCGGACATGTCCATTTTATCGGATATCTTTGACATGTCCAGAAGATCTGCGTAAATGACTTTGGATCCGCCACCTGTGGTTGTGCATATGATCTTCTCTATGCCGAATTTTTGAATGTTCCGTAGACAGAAAAGACAGGGGGTACCGTCGGTACGGTTGCCGGATTTCCTAGATAGGGTCACAATGGCTATTGTAGATCCGACGGTATCCCTCACATCACATCTAGATATCGCGTGAAGTTCCGCATGCATGGATCGATAGCATGCCATATTACGATCAGAGGCATGGCTCCAACCGGTGGATAGAATGACTCCGTTCTTCTCAATGACCGCGCCAGTCTGAAATCGGCGGACCGGAGAACGCTGCGCTATTCGATGCGCAAGATCAATCAGGTCATCCTCCTTCATGATCAAATTATAGCAGAGCCGGGCGTCGGATTCGAACCGACGACTTCCTCCTTACAAGGGAGGCACTCTGGCCAACTGAGTTAGCCCGGCGACTGGTCGGGCAGGATTCGAACCTGCAACAACCGCATTAACAGTGCGGGGTTCTGCCGTTGAACTACCGACCATGGCAGCAGTGCCGAATTCATTATATCACGGAACGGGTTGGATTCGAACCAACGGTGCAGTTTCCCACACGCCTCCTTAGCAGGGAGGTACCTTAAGCCACTCGGCCACCGCTCCAACGGATGGTGAGGGATTCGAACCCCCGAAGATGTTACTCTTGCCAGTTTTCAAGACTGGTGCCTTCAACCACTCGGCCAACCATCCTATGCGAGAGGAGGGACTCGAACCCTCACGCCTTTCGGCGGCAGATTTTGAGTCTGCTGTGTCTGCCAATTCCACCACACTCGCCTGTCTTTATAAAAATGCGCCTCGCGGGCGGGGACGATTCATCATAGCATCCACACCTCTGGCTTGTTCGCCCAACGCTCAGTCAGGATCCGCACGTTCTCTGTGACGGCCACCCAGCGAGCCGATCCCGAACAACTCTCAAGATGAGTAAGGACTGACAGGGGCTGATAGACAACCTTCTCTCCGGCTTCTCGCGCTCTGAAGCAGAGATCGCTGTCTTCGTTTCCGACCCAGTACGCCTCATCAAAACCATTCAGAGAAAAGAACAGGTCTCTCTTGATTGCAAGACATGCGCCTGTAACAGCGGCCACTTCACCGAACGGCATATCCTCGTGAATGTTTCGCCCCTCAAGGTTCCCGTCTCTGATCTCAAAATCAATTCCGGCATGCTGAATGTCGCCGTTCTCATAAAGCAATTTGCTGCCGACAATGCCGGCGTCATCATGAGCAAAAACATTAAGGATCGGCGTGACAAAGTCATTGCTGATAATCGTATCATTGTTGAGAAAAATGATTATGTCGCCGGAAGATACTTTTGCGCCCATGTTGCAAGCCCGAGAGAAACCAAGGTTTTCACAGAAGCGCAGATAAATGATTTGATCATTAAATACTTTTGTAGAGTATTCTCTGGATCCGTTGTCAACAACAATTACCTCTGCGTCAACACGCTCCAACAGTGACCGAAGACAGTCTTCGATTAGATGGACGCTGTCGTATGTGGGTATAACAATAGACGCTTTCATTTTCTGATTCCCCAGAAATATAGATCGTGTGCTGTTTCATTAGAAGTGAATTCATAAAAAGCGAAATGCTTTTCTAGTTCTATGTACTCTTTGAAATCATCTTCTGTGAGGTTCTGATAATAGTCCCATATGCCTGTTGTGAACGGGGACTCGGCTTCGCTTGTTCTCGTCGTTCCGTGCTCCGGCCTGTCTGTTGTTGCGCAGGTAAAGACGACCATTTTGTCTGTCATTCTCACCATATTCAAAAATGTCTCAACCCAGTATGGATTATGTTCAAAACATTCGCAACTGATTGAGAGATCAAAGAATCGGTCAGCAAAAAGAACTGTATGACCGGGCGCTGCCAAATCTACTCCGGGGCCCAGTTCAAGATCAATTCCGATATAAAACGATGTTGAAAAAAGATTGCGGATAGTCCCGTTGATGTTGAGACTACCGACCTCTAGAACTTTCGTTCGACCACCGAACATATCTGGATAGCGGTTCTTGACTGAGTGAACAAAATCAAATTGCGCTTGATGTGCCATCCCACAACCTCATATAGATATCCTCATCGTGCTTCCAAAGATCGCCGTCGATTCCACCAGTGGTTGATTCCGCATGATCGCATCCAATGCCACGCACAATGCAGGCATTACCACCGCGATGCATCGCTCTGCGATAGAGATCATCATCGCCAAAATAATGAATATAGTCCGGATGAATCGCGTACTTCTCATTCTTCCAGAACTCTGCCGCAACAACGAAGGCCCAGCCAATCCTGTCTCCAATATGCAGCCTTTCGCAATACGGTTGAATTGGATGAGGCAGGGCTCGCGACAGGTCCCACCAGCCAATTGAGAAGGTGTACAGTCCGGTTCTGGTCGGATCCACAGCGGCAATCTGATAGTCCTCTTTGCGCATCATTAAAGACATATCTCTAATGGCGTAGGGCGGCAGTCTAATATCGTTGTTCAGAATTGCAAGATTAGAAGTCTTATACTCTTCGGCGGCAATAAGAATCATATCGTTCCACATATCGTAGATCTTCATATCCGGAACATCAAAAATCGTAATTCTCTGGTCAATGTTTTTGCGGTTCTCTACCCATTCACGAGTTATATCCGTACTGCCGTTATCGTATATCCAGATCTGGTCTAGATCATCGTGCAGAAGCAAATGCTCTACAAGAGGGGCAGTCCACTCAATCTTGTTCTTAACCGGTATTGCCGCGATGTTCATAGCCATCTCTTTTTGGAATAGTTCTTCTTCTTGTGGCCGTTTTCAATTTCTCGGTTAACGCTCATGTAAATCGTCTGCCAGTCTTCTCTAGTTCCCAACTCGACCTCATGTCTCCATTCATCTCTTTTGAATGGAATGACTTGGCCAATAGGAGTTCCACTGGGTATTGTTCCCTCAAACCCTCTTTTAATAAAGAAGAAAAAGTTTGCGACAAACCCATAACTGTCTTGATCAATTATGCCGGGAAGAATCTTAAACGGTGTCTCTTCTCTCCACATGGGATGCATGTAAAGACATGAGTACCCCTTGGGCACCTCTATTCTCCATCCGGTCATAAACTTAAAAATAACCGTATCGTCCCAATACTCTCTATCAAAATTAAATTTACTGATCTGTTTTATGTCATGAAATGAAACGAGTCTATAGTCGTCATCAATTGCCTGTGAGACATTGATAACGCCTTCGGGACTCTTTTCAATATGAACATCCGCATCAAGATAAAACACATAGCCAGCCGTGATCGAGTCGTATACTGCTGGGCAGGCTTTAACTGAATGATTGAATCTAGCGTGATAGCCGTCGTTATGCCATCTCTTCTCCCCGCCCATATATCTTTCTTCTTCTTTATACCACTTGGGTATGTCTTTAGAAGCAGGGCCGGGGGGCGTGAACGCTCTACCGTAAATAGCGTCCTTAGAGATGAACTTGATTTTCTTTTTACTCATACTGGGGGACAGGGATTCGAACCCCAATTCACGGGACCAAAACCCGTTGTCCTGCCTTTAGACGATCCCCCACTGTTGCGGTCAAACTAGGGACGTGCAGTGCGTTCCTAGGATGTGGCCTGTCGTGGCCTAGTCTGCAAATGACCGGATCATTGGTCAACCCGCATGAAGAGTCTATCAAAAGAAAAGGGGCCGCACAAGGCGACCCCTTTCCCACTCCGAAGTTTGGGTCAGATTACTTCAGGACACGAACGAAAGCGATAACGTTCGACTTTGTGCGTGACTGACGAGCCACCTCTCCGCCGTTACTATTATCAGTAGCGCTCGTATTACCTTCAATTGCTGTAAATTTTGTCTTCTTTTTATCTGTCCATGCCTCGAAGATACCGACATGATCAGCAAGACTATCCTTATCCCAATCATATAGAACAACATCACCGGGCTGAACATTCTCTATTGAGACTTCCTTGACCCAGTTGCGACCAGCACGAGCGTCGGCGAGTAGGAAGGGACAATACGCCCAGCGCTCCGCGTTCTTATCAAACGCCTTGCTGCCCGCCTGAGTGTAGTTGTATGTGACAAACATCGCGCACCATGCACCAATGAGTCCATACCACTGAGAGAACATCACGATGTTGGAGCCAGCGGGAGACTCCTTGACGCCAATGAACGGAATGGCACTTGCGAGTGCGCCCTCACGAAGACGAAGCGAAGGGTTCTGTGAATACTTCTTAAGGCGGCTCTTGCGACGAGCCTTATAAAGCATCGGCAATTCTCTCGTGCCGTCAAGGTACTCAGATAGCGGGTCGCCAGCAAAAGCCTTGATCTCGTTCTCCGGGTAGCCGAGCCAGTACTTCGCTGACTTGACAGAGTTCGCGGTGTATGTGCCGAAGACTCCATCGACCTTGTCTCTGTAGAAAGAGCCGTAAGGATTCTTCTTGAGCAGGCTCTGAAGTTTCTTGACTTCAGGACCCTTGGTGAGAGGTGAGGTGAGATTGATTGTTTTCATATTTAGTGAGTGTCAGTCGGCGCGTCAACCATTGAGGGAACGCGGCTAGGATCGAGGAGGTATCTCCAGAGGAACGAGAGAACGGCGACACCGCCGGAGATCGCGGCTGCACGGAGGAGGTTCGTATCGAGTTCTCCTGTGCCCATCGCCCAGTTGATCAGGGCCTGACCGGGGTAGACAACGAGGAAGGCCTGAATGAATGAGCGAACCGCTCTCAGGACAGCCTGTTGTAGGAGGGATTTATTGATGTCCATTTCTTTTCCTTTCTATAGGGGGTAGGGGACAAGTTCAAATGCGGCGCAAGCATACCATATTCCAAACAAAAATGCACATGTTGATCCGATAAAGATCATTCGGTTTACGTTGACAATTCTTTCGGATGCGTCAAGACCACGACAAAGAACCCATGAGCAGAGGGCCATAGAGAGACCGCTAAAAACCGATACGACCACAAGAGCGATAGAAGCCATCCAGTGATTGGGCATTCGGCTAAGAATAAGTGCAACGACGCCCGCGCTACCACCGGCCCCATGGAGAAGACCTATGAATGCCGCAGATCGATTTGAGCGATGAGAGTGTCCGGAGCCTGTGTGCGTATGGGGATGCGAATGTTCAAGACCATCATGATGGACATGGGGGTGATCATCTATTTTGATTGTTATCAGGCCCCACAAAACTCTCGCCGCAAGAACAGCGATCATGACGCCAACAGCGAACTCAAGACCTCTCTGGAGATCCTCCGGAAGTTCTCCGAAAAAGAAAATCAAAGGTATGCCAACAACAATCATGGATACGGCGTGACCCAAGCCCCATGAAGCCCCGAGCATATGCGGAGACTTCTGCTTCTTCCTCAGCCGCAGAGTTAGTAGAGCCGAGAGATGATCAGGGTCTGTGGCATGACGAAGCCCAAGGAGAGCACCGACAAGGAGAACGAATACCCAACCCTCTCCATATGATGTTAGATATTCGTCAAACATTTTTAGACGGGGTGCCTGAACAACGCAAGCCCGATCAGCGAAAGGAGGAAACTCTGACCGGACATGGCCCCGTGCGGCCATCACCCCGTTGCACGGAAATCGCTTGATTTGATTTTAACACAGACTAGGACGAAATGCCAACATCAACGATCTCACAAGCGCCATTCGAGCAGGCAAGCGTCTGAACACCATCGGTATTGTCCTCCTGCTCGTAGTCGGCGAGAAGAGACCAATCGATTGTCGAGGGCATTTCCGACAACATCTTCTCGTAGGTGTCCTTGTCGATGTCTTCGTAAGGAGCCTGACGATAGGTGTGCTCAGAATGTGGCAGGAACGAAACGCCACTCACATAATCAAAGTTGTCCCACACCCAAGAACCGACCGCCATCCATTCGTGCTCTTTGACAGAAACCGTGATACTAGGCTTGTGCTCTGTGTATTCCAATTGATACGTTTTCCACAGTTCCAACTGCTCAAGAGCGCTCATATCATCACGAAGCACGGCACCCTTTGGAGACTTCATCGGGAAAGAAAACACTGCAATATTCTCAGAATTCGTCACATCGTCTTCACAAGGAATGCCAGCGTCAATCATGAACTGAGTAAGAGGATCCTTCTTGTCTCCACGAACGCGACGAATGTAATATTCAGAATGACGAGCATGAATGCCCGACGCAGAGTCAACCAACTGCGAAACAGTTCCGCTGGGTTTGATGCATGTGATTGAGGCGGACTGATTGATTCCGAGTTTCTTGGCGAATTCAGCATTGGTCTTGACAGCCATTTCACGGAAGCCAACCAGAGCGTCTGACAACGAACTGGATCGATTCGCCATGAACTTATTGTCCAGAATGCCGGTCAAAGAAACACCCAGCAGGCGCTCTTCTTCTGTGTTGTCCTTCCAGATTTTGCGAAGGTACTTGAAGTCGGTCATGGTCGCTTGGAAGGTCCCAAGGATCGTGGCCAGACGAATCTTGCGTTCAATGTCCTTCGGCGTATCCTCAGCGCGAACCACAACCTCGGTCAGATTGCAGAACTGATACGGGCGTAGAATGATCTCAGAGCAAGGATTCGTTCCGAAGTCCCATTCGACATCACGCCTACCGTTGCGAGCAACGTGCTTCTTGGCTGAGTCCCTATTGAAGATTCCGCGCTCACCGCTCTTCGACTGATAAAGAGATAGCCACTCTTCCATGAAGGAACTCATCTCCGGCTTCTCTGTATAACAAACAGAATTGTTGGCGAGAGCGCGTTGAACATTATCCTCCCACCAAGCGCCGGATTTAGCGTGACGCATACGATCATCGGTAAGATTGGAAAGGGAGATAAGAGCAGAACGACGAACACCACCAACAACAACGATATCTGCGATCTTGCAAACAAGGTCATGGCATTCAAGACTTGTCAGTTTACGGCCAGCGGCATTTTGAAATGTGCGGATTGAGAAACGGAAAAGATCCTCAAGAGGACCGGGCCCAGATGCACGACCGCCGAAAGTCTTGAGCCGAGCACCAGCAGGGCGAACCTTGCTGACATCCCAAGAGGGGACATGGCCTGCGTAAAGCATGGCGATCAGTTCTCGCAGCGCTCTTGCCCAGCCAGCCTTTGAATCCTCAACGATGATGGTGGTCGGGGAGTTCTCAAAATGCTCATTGACGACGGGCAGTTCGCTGACGAACTGTCTCTCTACACTGAAGCCAACACCGGTGCCGCACATAAGGATGTACAGGATTTCGTCAAAAGAACGAACACTGTTGATCGGAATATACGAACAGTTATATCCAGCGATGTTGTCACGCTCAAGCGCAGGACCAGCAGTCATAAGTGCTCTCATGCTCGGCATGATGTCAAGGTCTAGAACTGCAGAACGCAACTCCTTCTTGAGTTCTGCAGACAATTTATAATCATTCTTTTTGGCAAGATTGGATTCGATGAAGTCAAAATATCTATCAACAGTTTCCTCCCATGTCTCTCTTCTACCGAGGGAGTCTACCCATCTAGCGTATCGGCTAATATGAATGAATCTTTGGTAGTCTGTTGGCAGGTTATGACCTTGTGTCATCGTATCTCCTAATTCGGCGCTATATGTTTTATTTCAAAGAACCGCATCGTCTTGATGTGGTAGGATCGAACAATTCTTTAGGTTATCGGTGCGATCTCTTTTGACCGCAAAAGTGCATCAATTTCTGTTGCCAAAAAGTCTCTACGATAGTCGATTGATGACTTTAACTTAATCTCAAACGCGCTACTCATAAGCAGAGAAAATACTCTGTCGTATGCTTTGAGGAATTCGTCACTCTCCAAATTGGATGTGACTATGATTGACATCTCATTATGAACTCGATGCCTAATTGTCTTCTCAAGCAGATACTTGAACAGATCGTTCTGCTTAACGGATATGCTCGATGAGACTATGTCATCAATGCACACAATGTCTGAATTCAGAAGTTTGTCTTCTATTTTCTGATAATGATCATTAGTGATATTGACCAGATCCATAAACTGACAGAAGTATGCTCGGTTATTTTTCTTCACAGCCTCTTTCAAAACGTGACAACCGATCAGCGTTTTGCCGGTCCCAAGTCCGGTGCTGTTGACATATAGCCCAAGACCTTTGTCGATTGCGTTATCCAGATTGTTGACGTAGGCCTCTATACATTGCTTCGCTTCTGGCTGTGTATCGAAATCGGCCCAATCTATTCTGTGATAATCTAGAGGGATGTTCGCAAGTTCGTATCTGAGGAACAGTTTTCTTTGAATGCATATCCCGTCATAGTCTTTTTCGCATTCATGTGTCTCTCCCTTGTACTCGTAGTACCCAGTGCCCTTGCACGTCGGGCAGAGATCTCCGTGCTTCCGATAACTGACACGAGACTCCAGTTCGGCGTATTCGGCTGGGTCGAAAATCGAGGAGTATCTGTTCACGGCGACCAGCCTAGACGAAGTCCCGGCGGAATTCAAATCAAGTCCGCTTGCGGTTCAAAACAATCTCTGGCAGAATCCCCCTTCCTCCCCCACACCCCCTCCTACCCCCTATAGTCCCCCTTCAAATGGAAATCTGTTCTCAATTTTCAGATTTAATTTCTGAATATGAAAAAAGCATTTCTATTCAGATAGAGTCCCATAGTGAGGCCGGCAGATATTACGATGTTACGATATACCCTTGGGCGATGGAGAACTCGACCTGCAGTTGTCAGGGATATAAATTTCGACACACCTGTTCTCACATAGATCAGGTATACGACAATTACTTTTGTGACTGGTACGATAACCCCAAAGAAGGAAAGGAACGGCAAGTAGAAAATGGAATCTGCCCCCGCTGTGGATCGCCTACAAATACTATCTGACAAACTTGACGATATCGTTGCTGAGATAGATGACGTATGCGTCGAACTCAAGAAGATAGAGGACTCGAAAAAACAACTCAGAGAAGTCTTCTTCGAACTAGCGAATGAGTACCTAGAACTTTCAGGATCACTCAAAACCGAGGTGCTTGAAGAAAAATGCGCCTCGCGTGCGCAGGCGGAAACTTTTGTTGAGAACAATCATCCCGGTTGGCGTATATCTCAGTATGATGAGAATCAGATTGTCATAGAAGAAGACCCGACAAAGATGAAGTTTGAATGGGTGAATCCCGAAGGCTACCAGTTGAGTAGAACAACGGCAGTCGTCGGAACGACATTTGATTATCTGAAACTTGAAGAATACAATCCAGAGATTTTTGAACAAATCGTTGACATGAAAATTGTTTACGAACTTAACGAGAAGAAAGCGATGAAGATGATAGAAGAGAAGCCAGAATATCTCTCTATCCTGCAAGACGCCTCAAAGGCTGGTAAGATCCAACTTAGAATGTCATCGCCAAAGAAGGTAGAAGATGAATAAGGTTAGAATTGCAATTATAGGTGTGCCCGGATCGGGCAAGACTCGTTTTGCTTCAGCACTCAAGAGAGCACTTCCTGAATACCAGTTTCAGGTTGTCGATGGCTACGTTGAAAAACTCCAGCAGAAGATGCAAATGAGTATCGGCGTTGAATCGACATATCTGCCAAATCTGCATATCGCCTCATATCGTGAACAAGAGGCAAGAAGACTTACCCTAGAGGATAAGAACTTTATTGTTTGCGGAACAATGTTCGATACATTGTGCTACACCGGCTTTCATGCTGAAATTATCGCAAACGCTAGCGGCGATAGGGACGAGAAGAACGGAGTCCTTATGCGAGAACTTACTGCTGCGCAACTATTTGCATATTTGACTATTGATTCTTTCGCCCTGTATACGCATGTGTTCTATCTCCCAATTACAAACCCCGATCTTCTTGTGGCTGTCTCAAGCCGTGACGACGACAATCAGCCACCGGGAGAAATGGAGATTTTCGATAAGACCTTGCAAGACGCCTTGCGACGGTATGGCAACCCTGCTACCGTCCTAAAGGAAAAGCACAGCAAGAACGTCCAGCAGGCAATCGAAATCATCAAGTCGGGGAAGAATGGAACAGGCAACGAAACTCCTATCGCTGGAGAATGAACTTCTTGACCACCTCGCTCTTGCTGAAAGCGCCCAGCGTCTTTTTGACCTGAGATTCAATCCCGACTACCTCACTGAGGAAGAGGCATTTTCGCGGTCGGTACTTGAATATCAGTTCTCCCACATACAGAAGTATGGGACACCCGCCACGAAGGAAATTCTTGAATCCCGTTTTATTGACATCTCTTTTATTCAGCCGTCCTCGGAAGTCGAATGGCTCATCGACCAATTCAGAGATCGATATGCACGTTCGCAAACAGAAACGGCGCTAACCGAACTCGCGAAAAGAATCTATAAGGATTCGCCGTCTGATGTCCTAGACGACATCAGCAATGAACTCTATAGAATTCGTGAATCGGTTAGAGACCGGAAGACAGAAATGTCTTCTACGGAATTTGATTCTGTTCTTCGTGACTATTGGGAGCACCAAGATGTTGGCGACGGGATAACCTATGGTTTCCCTGAAGTTGATAACGTCCTCAAAGGACTTAAGCGCGGCGAACTCGTATACGTCATTGGTCGTCCAAAGCGCTACAAGTCATGGATGCTGATGAAGAGTATGGTTGAGGCGCAGAAGCAAGGGAGAAGAGCGGTGTTCTTTACACTTGAGATGGAGATGGCCGAAATGTTTCAAAGGTACGCCTGTATGGCGTCGGGCATCTCTTGGTCCGGCTTCAGGAATAAAGAACTTATGCCGTCAGATATGGATCTGATGACGCGAAACCTTGAGAGAATCAACGAATCCTCTGAGATCAAGATTATCAAGCCGCCGAGAGGCGAACGAACCGTTCATGCCCTGAAGATGATTGCGAAAGAGCACGGCGCAGAAATCATCTATATCGATCAGTTGAAATTTCTGGAGTCTACGGTCAAGGTCAAAGCGGATCTGAGGTTTCGAGAAATCGAATACATCAATGAGGACCTGAAGGACGCCTGTTCTGAGTTCCCGATCTATATCGCAGCCCAGTTCAATAGGGAAGCGGCGAAACTATCCGAAATGGCAGACCTGTCAAAGATCGGTCTTTCCGACTCTATTGGTCAGACGGCGGATGTTGTTCTGGGCTTGCATCAGAGCGAGGACATGCGTAAGTCTAGGGTTCTGGAGTTCGGTGTTATCGAAGCAAGATCGTACCGTGCTGAGAAGTGGGAGATGATTGTCGAGTTGTCCCAGAATTCAAATTTTAGGATCACCGGACGGTCATGAGCGTCAAGGAGCAGATGTCCTCCCTGCAAGGGACTCTCGACATTGATCTTCTGGAAGACGCTCTTGATATCGATGTAATCAAGAAGTCGGGAAATGAAGACATCTGCCGATGTCCCCTGCCCTCCCACAATGGCATGGACTCAAACCCTAGTTTCTCAATCAATAGAACAAAGTTGGTCTACAACTGTTTTGCTTGCGGCATTGGCGGTAACGTCATTGATCTCGTCGCAAGGATTCTCAATGTCGACTACGATCAGGCATACCGTTTCTGCAAAACCTACGAGGACGGATCTAGCAATGCCATTTCGTTCGGAGAACGACTTGATCGGATATTCGCATCTCAGCAGCAAAAGAGGACGAGCCCAGAGCCAATCCCTCGTTTCAACAAATCTATTCTCAAAGACTGGACGACCGATTATTGTCCTTATTTTGAGTCAAGAGGGATCGACAAAACAACTCAGGATCGATTCGCGCTCGGCTTTGACCCGAATCACCAGAGGGGAAATTATGTTGGCCCTGCTGCTATCATTCCTCATTTCTTTGAGGGTAATCTCGTAGGATATCAGGAGAGGTGGATCGATAATGATCGACCCAAGAATATACCGAAATACACGAATTCAAAAGGGTTCCCAAAAGGAGAAACTCTTTTCGCGTATGATGAGGCTGCTGTCGGGAATAATACGCAGTCCGTCGTCGTTGTAGAAAGTGCGATAACCGCAATATATCTTTATCAATTGGGATATACTGCAGTAGCAACATTTGGTGCTCAAGTTACGGATGAACAAATCCGTCTCTTGCGTTCTTTTTCATGGGGTGTTATACTCTCATTTGATAACGACCACGCAGGCCAGTCGGCATGTGATATGGTCTGTAATCGTCTGCGAAAGACAATCCCGGTTCATGTGATCGGTTTGTCGGGAGCAGAGAAAGAGGACCTGAATGATCTGAACGGCTTTCAGGTTCGCGACCTGATCGAAAACGCAAAACCTTGGTTCATGAAGGAGTTATAGTGGGATTTCAAAAGTTTCAAAAGTCAGAGAAAATGGAAAACGTGACAGAAGAAGAAAAGCAGGTCATTGATACCCATCTTCAGCGCACGGCTAAGACGGCTGTATCTGAGATGACCGAAGAAGAGAAGAACGAACTAAACGTAGACCTAAACAAGGAGAACGAGAATGCCTAATTTCCGCAAGGGTGGCGCTGCCATCCTCCACAACCCCGCCCCCACGGGTGGAACTTCCGACGGCACTCCCCGCCCTCAGTTCATTCAGTGGGCGCAGGAAGAGAAGAAGTACATCCAGTTCATCACTCCGTTGGAAGATATTCCGCGTGTGAAGATGCACCAGTTCATCATTACGGGTGCTCGTGAAGATGGTTCGCTGATCTACAACGACTTCGTGTCGCGCCGCGATGCCGGTATTGACGGCGAGGACGGCTACGATCCGATCTGGACCCGCTTTGATCTTCAGCCCCGCGACCGCTGTGTTGCTGCGGCTGCTGCTCTTGAGCCGGTTCGCAATTCCGAAGGCAAGATTAGCGGCTGGAACATCGCAACAAAGACTACTCGCAAGGGCGAGACGATTCCGGAGATCGGCCTGATCATTCAGCATCCCGCCAACTTCTTTTCGTGGCTCGCCACGTTCGAAAGCGATACGGGCAGTTCGATTGAGAACTCCATCTTTTCGGTGACTCGTCGTGGTGAGAAGATCAGCACTCGCTATGAGTTCATCAAGACCGATATGCCTGCGATGGATCTCTCCGACTACGCTAGTGTCATCCCCAACATCGATGAGTATCTGACCCATCTTGCTGACGAGAACCGTGTCCGCAAGTTGATCGATCCTCTGCCGGACAATGCGAAGTTGTCGCGTTTCGCTCCGGAGAAGCCCAAGCAGGAGGTCTCGGATGAGTCCGCACCTTGGGATAACGAAGATGCGCCCTCGAACACCAAGTTCGCTGCTCTTCGTGCTAAGATTGATGAAGTCACTGAGTAGGTGACGAGAAGGACAGGGGGCGGGAGTCGGGCAGGCTCCCGCCCTAACCTTATGGGGAGTAATTAGATGGCTGTTCCTATTCACAACCACAGTGAATTCAGCGCCCTCGATGGCTTTTCGACAGTCACTGAGATAGCGAATCGTATATCTGAGATCGGTGCCCCCGGTGCATTCATTACAGATCATGGCGTTGTTGCCGGTTGGAGATCTTTTGATAAAGCGATGCGTAGTCGTGGCCTTTTGCCGGGCTTCGGCATAGAGGCATATCAGGCTGCAGTACACAGGTCTTCGAGACCAGAAGAGAAGAGAAAGAGTCGTGACCAGCACCACCTTGTTCTGTTGGCTAAGAACGAGGCTGGCGTGGCGAACCTCATGCGAATAAACGATGAGGCAAATCGCTCCGGCTTCTACTTCGTTCCTCGCGCAGATTGGGAACTTCTTGAGAAGCACAGCGAGGGAGTTATAGCGACTTCGGCATGCCTAGCCGGACTCGTGTCAAAAGGAATCAAGAACGATGATCGATCTGATCTATATCGGTATCTCGATATTTTTGGTGATAATTTTTATATTGAGTTGCATACTTACGACGACCCGTATCAGAGAGAGGTAAACAAAGAACTTGTTACTATTGCGAGCGAGCATGGTGTTCCTCTTGTGTATGCAAACGATGCTCATTATTCTTGCGCGTCTGATTATAGTCACCATGAGGTCATGCTTTGCATGCAGACGGGTGCAAAGATAACCGACGAAAACAGGATGTCTCATCCTCCTTGTCTGTATATTCAGAGTGAGGACGAAATCGCTGATGCTCTTTCATATCTTCCGGCGGCAGCGATTGTTGAGTCGGTTGATAACTCTCATGCGATTCTTGAATTGTGCAGAGATGCTCGTCTTCCCGAGCCTCGTATGCACCTCCCCGTCTACGTCCCAAGAGAAGCGACTAAGGACAAGTCCAACAATCACTTGATCGTCAGGATGGTCGAGGAGGGTCTTGTTAACCGCTTTGGTGAGATCACCCCAGAGGTAGAAGAGAGAGCGGCGTACGAACTTGAGACCGTCATTGAGGCGGGTCTCGCAGACTACTTCCTCATCACTGCAGACTTTTGCAAATGGGCTGACGACAGCGGAATTGAGCGCGGTCCCGGTCGTGGTTCTGTGGGTGGATCGCTCATTGCCTATGCGCTTGGTATCACCGATGTTGATCCTCTGAAGTACAATCTTTATTTCGAGCGGTTCTACAACGCTGGTAGAGATGAGGGCCTTCCGGATATTGATATTGATTTTGAGCCTGAGCGTCGTGTAGAGATCGATGAATATCTCAAATCAAGATACGGAACCAATCAGGTCATTCCTATCGGCAATCATATTCGCATGAAGCCCAAGATGACGATTGATCGTGTGTCTAAGGCACTAGGTATTCCGTTCGGTGATGCCGAAGCAATTAAGAAGATCATCGATACCATTCCAGATATCAACATTATTTCCGCTGATCAGATCGGCTGGGAGCCGGGCGACGGAATTAAGATTGCAGTTCTTGAGGACAAAGAGGCGGCAGAGAAACTTCAGCCGTATATCGACAAGTATCCCAAACTCTTTGAGCATGCGAAGGCAATCGGTGGTCGCCTCGTCACATACGGCGTTCACGCCTCAGCAATCATTATTTCTGACGTTGATATTCGTGGCGTTCTTCCCACGATGTTCCGTGCATCCGATGACGGAACCAAAGGCAAGAAAGTTCTTGCGACTCAGGTTGAGATGCGCGAAGTTGAGGAATGCGGGTTCCCAAAGTTTGACCGCCTCGGTCTTCGCAACCTCAGTACGCTGCGCTCTGTTGTGTCTATGACCGGAGGCGACTGGTCATATAAAACGATTGAGTGGGAGGAACTTCCTGAAGACTTCTGGGCGTTGATTGAGCGCGGTTGGACCTTGGGTCTGTTTCAGGTTGAGGATGGAAACGCCAAGCGTATCGGCAAGAAACTAAAGCCAAGATCGATTGAAGACCTTGCAGCAATCGTCGCCCTGAATCGACCGGGTCCTCTTCGCTCAGGGGTTGTCGATAGGTTCATTGCTCGTCGTAGTGAGGAGGAGGCTGTGGTCTACCCTCATGCGATCCTGCGCGATATCCTTCAGGAGACCTACGGAGACTTTCTTTACCAAGAGCAGGTCATCGCTTATTTCCGCGCTATCGGTTATGACATGAAAGAGGCGGACGGCATTCGTAAGATGCTTGGTAAGAAACTTGTTGTTGAGATGGAGAAGGAGTATCCGAGGTATCTGGAAAGAGCCACGAACTTCATGGAGGAGGAGCATGCGAAAAAGATCTGGGATCTTATCGTTGACTTCTCCAAGTACTCGTTCAATAAGTCTCATGCGGTCGCTTACGCAATCATTCTTGCTCGCACCATGTATGCAAAGTGGAAGCATCCGATTGAGTTCATCATGTCTTCCATTAAAACGAATCCCGCCGATGTCGGTCTCTATATTCGTGAGGCAAGAAAGATGGGGATCGAGATCAAGGCCCCTGATATCAACAACTCGGATATCGAGATCTCTGAGAAAGATGGAACCATCTGGTTTGGTCTGAAGAACATTAAATGGATTGGCGAGGAGGCCGCTCGTTTCGTTGTCGAGAATCGCCCCTACGCCGGAATCGAAGACTTCAAGAACAAGCATGCCGAACTGCAGAAGGCTTGGGAGAAAAACAAGAAGGGCAAGTCGCCACGACAGATGCTCCGCTCCAGTCAGATCGATACGCTCATCATGGCGGGTGCTTTTGACCGCACTGACCCAAGAGAGTTCGATGTTCACGAAGAGGCGGAGAACCAAAAAGAATTGTTTGGATTCTCAATTATCGATCCAAACTCTGATATAATCGAGAAAAACAGAGAACGGTTTGAGTCTCTTACGTCATATGATGAACTTGATTCCCTCTTGGGTTCGTTTGTCAAGATCCCCGGCGTTATCTCTGAGGTCAAGGAAATCAAAACGAAGAACGGTACCAACATGGGTCGTGTGAAGATTGAGTGGGAGGGGAGCGAAGTGGAGTTCGCTGTCTTCGGTGCCTCTCAATGGGATTCAAAGGACCGATGGAAAGAGTACAGGTCGTGGTTGCTTAGACCGATGACTCTTGGTATCTTCGATGTTAAGGTCGGCGAAAGAGGACTTGTTCTTCAAAACGGTGAAAAGGTCACATAATGTCAGATCCAGAAGATATTGCAAAGAAACTTTCTAGCGCTGCCGGACTGAAGGGCATCGCAACCACAGCGGATCAAAGTCTGGGTTTCGATGTCATTCCTACAGGCTGCTTGTCTTTGGATCTGCATTTGGGGACGGGCGGTTGGCCGACTCGAAGACTGATCGGTATCTTCGGTCCACGCGACGTTGGTAAGTCTGTTCTGTCTTTGACGGGCATTGCGAATGCTCAGAAGATGGGAATGACCTGCGGGTGGGTTGCTGTTGAGCCAGACTTCAGCAAAGAGTGGGCAGAGATGCACGGAGTAGATACGGACAAACTCGTTCTGTATTACCCGGAAAGCGGTGAGGATGCTGTCAAGGCAGCGCTTTACATGCTGGACAACGGAGTACAGTTCCTAGTCTTCGATTCCATCGGTGCCCTTGCTCACGCAAGCGAACTCGATGCCAAAGACGGCAAGCCTCGTCAAGGCGGACAGGCGAATCTCATTAGTTTTGCAGTGAAGGCAATGACTCCTCGCGTCTATTCAAAGAACGCTTGTGTGATTCTTCTCAATCAGGTTCGTGCCGTCATGAGCGCAACAGTCCCCGGAGTCTATTCTCAGCCGGGCGGCAACGCACTAGAGCACCATGAGCAGATCATTCTTCAGATCCGCAAGGGCGACTCCAAGGGTGATCGATTCTACGATCCGATGACACAGGAACTTGTTGAAAAGGGCAAAGAGGGATCGATACAAGTTTCTCACGAAGTGAGAATCATCACTCAGAGAAACAAGGTCGCTGTTGGTGGTCGAAGAGAAACCCGATACGACTTTTACAACACTCCGATTGAGGGTCTGCCTTTCGGAATTGATAAAGAGGGAGACCTGCTATCGGTTGCTCTCAGGCTTAATGTTGTCGAGAACAACAGGGGCTGGTTCAAATATGAGGGCAAGAGTTTTCGTGAGCGAGAACTAGCGCAACTTCTCTATGCAGAGAAATACGATGAGATCAAAGATCTCGCTTATGAAAGATTCGGCATTGGCAAATCGCAAACTGATTAAAGAGCATTCTGTTGCTCAGGAAGAATTTGTCGCAAAGGTTACGGGCGGTAGGCGCTCGCCTTCTTCGGGTGCTTGGATCTATGACGATGGAGATGTCGAAAGCAAGCACTACATAGTCGAGTGCAAGATGAGCGGCAATCCTGAAAAGCCAGCCAAGAGCATCAGTTTGAGGTTGGCAGACTTTGAAAAGGTTCACGAAGAGGCAGCGCTCAATCGGAAAGCGCCGGCGATGGCTCTTAGGATCTACAACCCCGATTCCGTTCTTGCGGATCATAAAGGGAATATCGATTTTGTTTGTGTGACACTGAAAGAATGGGAGAATCTCCATGGCTAACTTCATTAAGGATCTTGCAAAGAAGGAGATTCTAGTTCCGTACATCAATAACTACCTTGCTCGTGCAGACTTTCCCGAGAAGTTTGATATCGAGATTCGCACAAGCAAAGAGCCTGATGATGCTTTTCATCCGTCCTCTGATTGTTATCCTTGCGAGTGTGAGTTGTATGCGAAGATGTCGGGCACTGCTGAAAAGCAAGAACTTACCGCAACGAGTCACAAGAACTTTTTCGTTGGTCATTTCTGGCACGGAATTCTTCAAGATATAATCTGTGATCGGCTCGAGTTTTGCGAACAGGGCGATGTCGAGAAAGAACTTCGCTTTCAAGATCATAAGTGGTGGGCAAGAGGCTTTGCAGATATTGCTAAATGCGATATACCCGGCAAGGGTTCATACCTTATTGATTTCAAGACAATGAACTCATTTAGTTTTCAAAAGCCAAATCAAGATTTGCTTGCTAAATGGCAATTACAAGTTGCTTGCTATATGGCTTGGGACAATCGTGTAGAGTCTGCTATAATTATTGGCATACAAAAAGATACACCACATGAATTCAGAGAATTTGTATTCCAAAGAGATGATTCTATTCTTGAACCCATCTATGATAAGTGGACAAGAGTTTCGGATGCAATTAGAAACGAACAGCCTGTGGTGTGCACATGCAAGTAAATGTCATCAAAGATAAGAATCATGGGAGTAGATCCCGGCGCAAAACGCTGTGGCTATTCAATAATAGAATTTGACTCCTCGGAGGGAGAGGATTTCCTCAACCCCCGCTACATAACCTCGGGCATATTCGGCCTCTCTCGCGATGAGAGCAATGACGAGACATACAGTCAGTACAAGAAGCGACTGATCCCCGCGAGTATTGACAGTTTCGAGTCTCTCTTCGATGAGCACAATCCCGATCTAATCGTTTTCGAGTTTCTTCCGGTTTCTAATGTGGGCGCTGCTTCGGGGCAGCGCCTTCTTGCTTTTGCGGTTGCAACAGTCGGTCAAGCCATGGCAGATGCTAACGGCATTTCTTGGACTGAGATAACAGCGACCACAGTCAAAAAGCAAATGACAGATATCGCCACGGCCAGTAAAGCCCAAGTCAAAAACGCGGTGGTGAAAACATTCCCCGAACTAAAAGAAAGAAAATATCTGGCAGACGAAACGGATGCCATAGCAATACCATTAGCATGGACAAAAAGACAAAACAGCATAGATTCTTAAGAGAAGCGCTCCGTCATTTTTATGAGTTCGAGCAACTTTTTGTTCAGACCGGACAAAGCGTTATTAAGGGCCCGGATCAGATTGAGATCTCATTTCTAGATCTCAAGGACGGATTGAATAGGCTCTCAAAAAGAAAAAGAGAAGCAATTTTTTACAACGTGATTCAGGACATGAGGCAAAAGGATGTCGCAGAGATTATGGGAATAACAACAGTTTCTGTGGGTCAATATGTAGAGTCCGGTTTCATTCAATTTGCCGAAGAGTACTTCAGCGAGAACGTCTCCGAAGAAACCACTGAGAAAGATAATGAGTTACTTTTACCCAAGAGAAGAAAACGAAGATGAAGATTTCTTAGATGAGGAGTTCTCGGAAGAGGACGAGTCAGAGAATAAAGTAAGAAATCGAATCGTTATAGATCTCGGAAAACCCGAGGGAGAAAATCTTGTAATTGAGGAAGGGAGAAACTATACTCCCGGTCAATTGGATGAAATGGCAGATGAAATTTTGCGTGCCCACTCTCGTGCAGTTGATCCCGAAACTGGAAGACCTAGAGGAATTGGTGGAGAAGCACCGATTCTTTTTGAAGAGCATCTGTATTCGAGAAAGCGCAGAGAAATCTACAATCAGAATGGAACTCCCGATCCGAACATAGTGTCCGGAATCTATTGGAGAGCCCACCCTCAAGGAAGAAAGATAACAACGCCCGAGCAAAGAAAAAAGAACGGGGCGAGTTGGTACCGCTAAATGGCAAACTTCAGAAGCAACAACAACGGAAACAGCAACAACAATAACTCTGGTGGTGGGGGAACCACCGTGTCCTTTGCGACAGAGGAGATTGTAGAGCCGAGGTGTTCTGTTTGTAAGTCTCGCTTCCGTAGAACAATGGATCAACTTCTTGTTATGGGTGTTCCATTTGCCGAGATTGCAAGACAGTTTGAAACTGAGGGCATCAACCGTCGTTCTCTTTCAAATCACAAGCGCCGCCATCTCAGCATTGAGCAGGCCGCAATCCGTCAAGTGATTGAAGAAAAGGCTCGTCAAATGGGCGAGGATGTCGACAACACAAGACGACATCTTTTGACTCGACGCGGCTATATGGAAGTCGCAATGATGAAGTCCTATCAAGGCATAGTCGATGGGACCATTGTTCCGGAGCCACGAGATGTGGTTCATATGATCGCCCTTCTGGAGAAAATGGAGAAGGACACGGCGGCAACACAGGTTGACGAAATGATGCGCGACTTCAATGCGTTCAGTCAGGCCGTGAAAGAAGTTGTTCCGCCCGAGATGTACGATAGAATTCTTTACAACTTTAGAAAGATTCTAGAGCAAGAGACAGCGATTGTGGATAAGTTTCTTGACAATCCAGAAATCATGAAGACTTTGCCGACATCTCAACCAATAGATATTGAAATAGACAAGGAAGAAGAGTAATGGACATTTCTGAACTCTACGATTATGAAATTATGAAAGTCGGCAAAATTGCAAAAGAACTTTCAGCAGAATTCTCTAAAAAGACGAACACTCAGATGAATCTCGCCGAGATGGCGAAAAAGGCTGAGGATAGATTCCAAGCAATCGGTCTGAAGGTGCACGTTGACCTCGCACCAGTGTTGTTCTATCAGCCGCCGTGCATTGAGATTCTGGGCAGAATCGACACAACGGAGAACGCCAAGGAGGAGTTTGACCACGACAGAAAGAAGTGGGAAGTTCTTAGCGGCAACGACCGTGGTGAGAAGTTCCGTGGTGAAAAAGAAAAGTACAACGATTAATGTCGATTCTTGCAGATCAGGTACTGCGATCCTTTGACACCAAGAAGGTAAGCATTGTTGAGTTCGCTGAGAGCGATGAGTTCTGCAACAAGCCCCTTTATCCTCGCCAGAAGATTTTCCTTAAACTCATGTTCCTTGAGGAACTTGAGGGCTGGGAAGAAGACGTTCTAACCGAGTGGATCAATGGCACCGGCGAGTCACGAATCAGTCCCAAGGTTCGTGAACAGCGAGAATGGCTGATAGAGAACGGCTACAGAAACTTTCCCGAAGTCCAACTCGTCGGTGGCCGTCGCTCCTCCAAGGGCTATATCACATCTCTTGCTGTTGGCAAGAAGATGTATGATACTTGGAAGTTGGGCGATCCCGGTCGGTATTACAATATCGATCCGGATAAAGAAATATACTTCATGTGTCTGGCCACTGCTCTTCAGCAGGCAAAGGCCTATCAGTACGCCGATCTTGTTTCCGCAATTACGCGCTGTCGTTCACTTCAGCCGCACATCGGCAAGGTTCAGGAAGAGACGTTCACAATCAAGACATCTGCTGACGAGCAGTATATTGCCCAGATGAAAACGAAGGGCATGAAGATTGGTAGAGATTTCGCAAAATTGCGTGGTGTGCCGAAGTCCGCAAACGCCGACTCTATTCGTGGTTCAGCAACGATGGTTGTTGTCTTCGATGAGGCCGCGTTCATGACAAGCACGGAGGGAAACTCATCCTCTCTTGAGCAATGTTATTACGCGGCAGAACCTGCGCTTGCTCAGTTCGGCAAAGACGGAATGATCTTCCTGAACTCTTCGCCATACACCAAGATCGGATTTTTCTACGACCGTTTCGTTCAGAGTCATGAAGTCGTTGACGATATGGCGAAGTTCCCAACGCTTCTCAGTTTCCAGTTTCCATCATGGGAGTTCTACAAGGACTACGATAAGGATCCTCAGCGCAGATTCAAAAGCGCAATCATGGTCTCACCAGATCTTGATGGCGAACTCCTCAGCGAAGAAGACGCTGACAAGTCTAGAGAGGCGCAACTTTCAGAGAAGGCCAATCCAGACAAGTTCAAAGTCGAGAGAAGGGGCCAGTGGGCTGAGGTTGTTGACTCCTACCTCAATCCTGAAAATGTAGATCGCGCTTTTGTGTCTGAATATGAGGACAGACCAGTTAAGATGTCAACTAGCGGCACATACATGCACCGCTACTTTGCTCATTGCGACCCTTCATCCACAACCGCTGGTTTCGGATTTGCAATTGGTCACATCGAAGAGATTCCTGACGAGGATGGGAAGAACATTCCGCATGTTGTCTTCGATGTCGTAAAGCGCTGGAATCCTAAAGATTTTCCGGGAGAGACTATTCAGTACGAGGTCGTGCTTGACGAGATAGCAAAATGGGCAGAAGTGTTCAGTTTCGTAGAACTTAGTTTCGACCAATACTATTCAAACGTCCTCATCCAAACGATGAGGGCAAAACTCATGTCAAAGAGAATTAATGCTCGTGTGATTGAGAAGACGGCGACTGCGTCTGCGAACCTCAACAAGTACGAAGCTTTCAAGACCGCTCTTAATCTGGATCTTGTTCATATCCCTATTGATTGTCCCGACTCTGAGTACGCAAAAATGGAGTTGAAATTCCTTCAGATTAAGAATGGCCGTGTTGACAAACAAGACATTGGCCCCATTCAGACGAAGGATATTGCCGACTGTATCGCAGAAGTCGCGTCCACCCTTCTAGGTGGTTCGTCGGCAGCAATTGCCGGGTTTAAATCGGGAGTTAGGTTCGGCGCTCAGGGCGGTTATGGAATCGGAAGAGACCGAACGTTTGAGGACTATTACAAGGACACAAAGAGAATGCCCTCAATGTCGTCTAGAGGCATGGATTACAGGAATAAACCACGCGGACGGTAATACTTATATGTGCACCTTCGCTAATCTTAATGTATAGACCATTTTATCTTGAGCATGCCAATTAAACAGTCTAAATGGAAGATCGTCGCTGAAGTCGGGCTTCCCAATAGCGATCTAAGCGTCGATCAGGAAAGGGTTGAGCATAACTATATCGATTTGCTCGCCAAGATGGAGCGTGACGCCAACGTTCGCCTTCCCGACGACGTTCTTGTGCAGACGCTTATGTCCACCAATAAGGGCATGGATGCCCAAGCGGCGGCTGACATTGTTATGAACTATCGAAACAATCCAAAAGTTCAGCAACAAACAGCAGTTCAGCCGCCTCAACCGGTAGTCCCGGAGATTCAGAACCCGGTCTCTCAGGAAGAAGTTCTGAATGTGGATTCAACGGTTGAATCAGAAGCGATGTCGCCAACAAGCCCAATGAAAACCATGGCGAAGTACCCCGGTAAAAAGCATAAGAAAAATAAAAAGGGCGATAAGCGACACCTAAAGGGTAAGGGTCCTAAGGCCGACAAGGCCAATGAAATTTATCACGCAATAATGCGAGACAGGGATGGAAAGGGCGAGCCAACAAAAGAAGAACAAGCATCTGCAGCCGCTATCGCTTGGTCACAGGCAAAGAAAACTATGAAGAAAAAAGCATACTTTCGAGGCGAGGAAGCAAAGGTCCTTGACTCATATCGTGGCATGTGGGGCGAAGAACTTGTTCGTCTTTCCGTTCATGGCCAAATTATCGATGTCCCAAGAGAGACCGTCGAGTTCGTTTCAACTGAAGCGATTGATCCCATTCATGAACTAAAAACTTTTGTTTCGCATATCCCTGAAACTGCTGAGACCCGAGCAGAAATTCAGGCCAATATCGCCAACCTCAAGACGGCGAAAGACATCGCTTACAAACTCGTTGTCGACGGCCACTTCCTAGGTCAAGATGAGTTGTCCCTAGATGCGATTCACGCCTCTTGTGAGCGCCGCATTCAGGAGCATGAGGCAAGTCTTGCCTCCGCAATGACCGATCAGGATGTGGAGTATCTTGAAGATCTCCCCAAGTTCGAGATCGGCAAAGAGATGTTCGTTTCAAACTTCAGTCGCGAAGAAGGCGGTTGGATGGATGAGGTCATCGAAAAGATGGCCGCTGATGCTGAAGAGATTGACATTGATAAGTTGATTCATGAGGATCCTGTCGTGTTCGTCAGCAGCCTGTCCGAAGAAGTTATTGCCAACTCAGTTGCAGTTAGAAACCTCGCAACACAAAGAGTTAGCGAGATCGCTGGTCCTCTTGACGAGGAAGTTAAAAATCAAGTTGTTGCAAGTTATCTAGAGAAGGCCGAGAGCACAAGACAGAAGACTCTCTCGTCTCTAAAGGTGGCGCACTTCGAAGAGGTGCAAAACGAGCAGAAGACTGCAAGCAGCATTCCAGATGAGGGGTTGTTCCTATGAGCGATATGTTCAACTATCTAGAGGCGCAGGCCAGAGAGGAAAACCTTCCTTTCAGAAATGCCGCTGCCGTTGCTATTGATCGTGCCGAGCGCCGTTTCGGCTCGTTTGTCGAGTCTTCTCAGGGCGACAAAGAGTTTAACGCTCGTCTTGCCCTAGTGGCCGAAGAGATCGTGAAGATCGCAAACGACACATGCGAAGAATACGGCTACGATGATCCGCAGCACATTGCCAAACTGGTCATTGGTCAGTTGCAGATTCTTGCTGAGGCGAAGCCGGAGGCCGGTGGTGAGGCTGACGAGAAGCAGAAACTTCCGACCATGCCCGCCGACGGCTACTACACCGAGCCGACCGTTGCGCTAAATCCGAATTCCGCTGGTGATCACATGAAGAACACCAACCCGGATATTCCAGAACTCAGCCCCGACGATAGTCAGAATCCCCCAGACAAAGAATGGCCTTGGGACTCCCCAATCCCTATGGAGGGTGATGGTCTAGAGCGCACCAATGTTTCTGATCAGAGGCCCGAACAGAAGGGTCCTAAGACCCAGACGTTCCCCAACAAGGGTCAGGCGGATCCGGTCACAAGTAGTTTTTTAGCGGAAGCGGCGGACTGGAGTGAGGACGACGAATCCGAGTTAATGAAAGACTTGGATATCGATCCGGGCATGCTTGAGCCCCCAGCGGTCTCATCAGACTCTCTTGATGATACTGAAGCAGATTGGGAGGATCTTTGGTCCGCTCCCGATGACCCAGTTGAATCGGTCCCAGAGGAAGAAGATAGTTGGGAGTCAGTTCAGGAGGGTATGGATGCCCCTTATTCGCGCATGTCTCCCATGTACCAAAGCCGTGGCCTAAGAAGATATGAAGGTCCTGTTCAGGATGCCTCCGGTCTTCATTCTAAAAATCCCTATGGGCAAGCGTCTGTATGGGATGACAGAAGGAATTGGAAGAACTATCGCGATCAGCAATATAGGCCCGCAATGGCCAAGGCTGCTGCAGAGCGCATGGATTTCAATGCTCTTTCGGAACTTATGACGCCATCAGAGGCTGTTGATAATCTCGTTTCCGCTGGTATGCCTCAGCACGAGGCTAAGGATCGTATTGATTTCTATGTCAATCACGTTGATCCCGGCTGGGCCCACAAGTCATGGACATCCGCCAACAAAGATCTTTACGAGCAACTTCTTGAGATGGACGAACCATCAGAAGAAGAATTGTCCGCTATGCCGACACAAAACGTTATCTCCGAAGACGAGATGATGGATCTAGCCGCAGAGGAAGAGGCGGCGAACGCTCCTCAAAGAGGCGAAGATGATAACGAGCCCAGTCTCGGCGACCTATACGAAGAGGATGCTGGTGACGACTTTTTGAACACCACAATCTCTTCTGTGAAGGAGTCCCTATGGGACACGACAGACCCCGACCTTCTTGAGATGAGTTACGAGGTCGGCGACGTTGACCCTGACCAAATCGCTCAGGTGTATCGTCAGTACGCCAACTCCGGCAGATTCGAAACGTCTCAAGAGGCGGTCGATACATTGTTTGCGATGTACGCCGAGAATCGTCCGAACGCGGTTGATCAAATCGCACAGGCGTTCGAGCAGGCGATTGGTCTGGCCCCGTCAAATATTGAAGATGTCCGTCAATATGCAGCCAGATTCGCAAAGACAAAAACAGCAGATCATCCCGGAGTCATCTCAGATCAGATCAAGATGATTAAGGGTGTTCTTGAGCGCAACGTCGGTAGAGGCGGCGCTCCGTTGAGTGAAAAAGAGAAAAGTCAACTACAGTCCGAACTGTATCGATTGATGGCACAAGAGTCATCGGCGAAGGCAGATTACTATACTCCCGGATTCAATATTGACGAAAAAGAAGAAGATAGAATTAAGAAGATGCCGTTAGAAGAGGCGCAACCCCTAGAGGATGTTACTGCTCCTTCTACAAGAAATAGCCCAACAACAAAGAATCCAGTCAACTACAAAATGGTTTCTAATATCTACCAGTCTTTCCTAAAGAAGCAAGCGAAGCAGTAAACGGAATTGTCTCAAAGAGGCACTTCAAGAAACAAGAAGAAATCACTATCACCAAAGCGTTGCGAAATATGCGGATACACAACAGTGGTCCAGCAGCACAGGATAAAACCCGGTCGGGACGGAGGGGAGTACGTTCTCGGGAACGTCATTTCCCTCTGTCCCAATCATCATTTAGAGGCTGATCGTGGTATAATCAAACCCAGCCTTCTAACTTGGATCGTGAGTCAAAGAATAAATGGACAAGAAAATCCGTACATCAGGTCTAGATCAGGAACTGCACCGGCTGAAGAGTCAAAGCCTAACGCTTCCCAAGAACCCGCTCAGAGCGGCAATCACGGCCAAAGAGATGTATGGAATGGCTTCATCGCACTCCCTGCAGCAGGATTTGACCCGTATCGACGGTGGGGACAATGAAGCCACGCTGAAGATGATGCGAGAGAACAGCCGTCTTGCACGCGCTGTCCGCTCATCGAGAATGAGGAAGGTCGGCTCAGGCGGAGATGCGTATGCCGCAATTCCGCGTTTCTACGACCCAATGGAGTATTGGGATCTATCCGGTCTACCTTGGAATATGGCCGACGAAGGCCATCGTCACAAGTTGCATAAGTGGATGCGTCTCTACTACATGACGCACTATCTTGTGCCTATTCTTGTTGACATCTTCACACGCTTTCCGCTTGCAGGAATGTATCTTAATTCTAAAGACGATCAACTTACATCGTTTTACGAAGAAGTATTCCTAGATCAACTTAACTATCCTGACTTCCTTGTTTCTCTTGGCCGCGAGTATTGGACGATTGGTGAGGCTTTCCCCCTTGCTTCGTTTAACGAGCATCTCGGGACTTGGGAGCGCGAAGAACTTATCAACCCGGAAGATGTGATTATCGAGAACTATCCGCTTCTGGGTTCTAAGCAAATGAAGATCGTGCCGCCAGAGTACCTCAAGCGTCTCGCTCGCACGAAGCAGCCGAATGATGAATACAAGATGCTTGTTGAGCATTACGGCGACCTCATTCCCTTCTTGGAGCGCAGCGAGGCCTTCCCAGTCTCAGACGTTCTCATGAAGCAGATCGCATTCAAGGCAAATCCGTGGGACGATCACGGAACTCCTATTCTTCTTCGTGGGCTCCGCACATTGATTCACGAAGAGAAGTTGCTCGCATCACAGGATGCGATTGCAGAGCGCCTTTATTCGCCGCTTATTCTCGCCAAACTCGGTGCAACCGATCTTGGTGATGGGCAGGGTCCGTGGATTCCCGGTCCAGACGATCTTGAGCAGTTCCGTGACGACATGGACATGGCGCTCTCGTCTGACTTCCGCCTCTTGGTCCACCACTTCGGTCTTGAGGTGACAAACGTCTTTGGGCGTGAGGACATGCCCAACCTCTGGAGTGATTTCGATCAGATTGAGCGCCGCCTCATGCAGGTGTTCGGCATCAATCCCTCGCTTCTTGGCGGTGGGGTTAACTCGCAGCCCTATGCGTCCTCGGCGCTTCAGGCAGAGTTTATGAATCAAATGCTGCGTACCTATCAAGATTATCTCAAGCAGCATTACCGCGAAAGAGCAATGGTTATCGCTGAGGCTCACGAGCATTATGATTACGAGAAGAAGGGACAAACTCGTATTCCGATATATGAAGAAGTTGTTATTCCTGATCCTGATGCGAAAGATGGTTTCCGCATTGAAAAGAGAAACAAACTTCTAATTCCCGATATGGAAATGGCTGTTCTCGATATGCGCGATGAGGCAACCGAACGCCAGTTCCTACAGACCCTGAAGTCGATGGGTGTGCCGATTGCCGACAAGCACATGATGGTTGGCGTCAACTTCGATTTCAAGGAATCTCTAGATCGTCTAGAGAAGGAAATGATCATGAAGACCGTTGCCCAGCAAGAGGCGAAGATGGAGTCTTACAAGATTCTTCAAGCCAAGGGCCTCCCAATCCCGCCAGACCTTCAGGCAGAGATTTCTGCCATGCAGGGAATGCCGGGAGGTATGGGCGGCGAGATGGGCGCAATGGGCGCAGGCGTGGGTGGTCCATCAATGCCTCCTGCCCCCGGCGGCGGTCCTATTCCCATGCCGGGAATGCCGGAAGATCTTCTCGGCCCCGGCGGTATGGGCGGTGCCACTCCTATGGGTGGTCCTCCCCCAGCAGGTCCAGTCTCTCCGGAGATGGGGCCAGTTCCTGAAGTCAGTAATGAACGAAGACCCGGGCTACAATATAATCGTATGGGTTCCAAAAAAGACCAATACGAATTGCAGCCTGACGGCGAATCTGCTATAAAGAAAGCGGCAATCGCCAAACGTCCTCGTTCCATCAAACTGATTCAGGAAGAAGATGAATAGAGAAATCCTCGAATATTGTCTAGAACGCAAGCCCAAGGGAGAACCAAATCCCTCGTGGGCGGAACTGGCAGAAGAGATCGGTTGGGGCGGGTCTATCTCCGGTCTTCGTTCTAGGGTCGCCGAATACCGGAAGATCAAGAACAAGCACCAGAGATACATTCCCGGTGCTGGTTTTGTCGTTCCCGACACAGAGAAGTGGGGCGAGGGAATCGCTCCGCTCCTTGAGCCGACAACGACAGAACTGTTTGAGACGGTTGTGTCGATATCAGATATTCATTTCCCATATCACAATAAGCAACTACTTGAGGCGACACTTCTACTCATGAATGATATCCAGCCGCATGTCGTTGTAATCAATGGAGATGTCAATGACTTCTTCCAACTCTCAAGATTCAATCAGGGCCTTGAGCGCCTTGACAATCTGCAAGAGGAAATTGATATGGGCTACGAGTTTCGTCGCAGCCTAAGAGATATGTTCCCCAATGCGACGATTAGAGAGAATCTGGGCAATCATGATGAGAGAATCCTTTCGTATATCGAGAATAATGCAAGATCTCTGGCTAGCCTTAGAGCGCTTAAGCCGGAAACTCTCCTAGGTCTCAACGAACTCGATATCACGCTGTTTGGCCGTGGTGGTCATCGCATTCGCCCAGAGTTTGTTTTTGAGCACGGTCACGTTGTTCGCGGTGAAGCGGGCGCTAGCGCCAAGGCTCGCCTAACGAACACGCTTATCTCGGGAATCATGGGACACACTCATCGCATGGCGGAGTATCCCAAGTTCGGCTATCGCAACCTCACATGGTACGAGCAGGGCTGTCTCTGTTCGCGTAATGCCGACTACAAGATCGGTGAGACGAACTGGCAGCCGGGTATCGCTGTTGGCCACTTCTCAACAAAGACCGATAACTACCATGTGGAACTGGTCCGCGCAGTACACAACGGATATATCTACGGCGGAAAACACTACGGCAACGTCTACGATCAGGAGTTGATTTACGCATGACCGTTATCGATACCTACACTCACTTCACTGTTTGGAACATGAACGGTGGACCACTGTCTCAGAACGCTCAGGATGCCCTCAGCAACGCAATCCAGAGCGCGATCAAGGAGATCGAAGAGAAGGACGGTACGCGCCTTCTATGGGCCTCTGGTGAGGTCTCAGGGGGCGAGGCGTAATGGAACTGCGTGAGGTTGCTATCTCGTATCGCGCCAGCGTCAAGGCAAATCTTGGCAACTACGAGTCCGCAGATATCTCTGAGAGCCGCACGGAGACGTGGATGGTGATCGATGAGCCGGACGATAAGGTCGCCTCGTTCATTGCAGAGCGTCGTGAGGCCATCAAGAAAGAAATTGATACCTATCTTGAGGAAGGCTATGCGGAACTGAAAGGACAGTCGTCGTGAGCAATCTGGATATGGTGAATCATCCGCCTCATTACGCCTTCGGTGTCCATGAGACCATTGATGTTATTGAGGCTTGGGAACTTCCCTATCACCTTGGTAATGTGGTGAAGTATGTCTCTCGCGCCAAGCGCAAGGGCAAGGAACTAGAAGACCTTAAGAAGGCCGCTTGGTATCTCGATAGGTATATCGCTCTTATCGAAGACAAGAATTCTTTTGGCTTCTATCAAGCGAGTCTGTTTGACGATGACTGATTCCCTCAAATATCTCAATTCGCCTGATGCGGAAATCATTCGTGCCCGTGAGTCGGCCAGAGCAAAGGCCGGCGCTGTCCCGGTTACAGGTTGTCCTCACCCGGTCTCCGCTATCGATTGGGTCATTGAAGACAATGGTCAGGTCAATCGCAACGGTAGACCTCTAAACCTTTTTGTATGTGGCGTTTGTGGCGGACTACTCCGTCTAGTTGATTTCAATGGAGTGGAAGCAAAAGATGCATGATTATGATTTCTTTGGAGAAGAAAGAATGTTCGAGTCAGAAGACCTGTTCGATCTAGAGGGGGTCTATCAGATCCCGATAGAGATGATAGTTCATCTTCGTCATAAGCCCGAGCCGATCTTCACGGAGCATGTCTTCTTTTTCGAGAAGGACGATCCGGTTAAAGATCTTGAGGAACTGATGAGTTTCACTTCGACTTGGTGGAACGCGATTAATGACGACAAGAATATAAAGTTTATCTATTTCACTGACAGATCGTTCAACAAGAAAGCATTTCTTGCTGACGAGATTATTGCGGTGTCCTTCATGACACCAGAAAAGCCAGATTGGATGGAAGATGACAGAGAAGTCGATTCAGATACCGATTGAAGACCTTGAGGACACTATCGCCGTTCTCCATCTTACGATGAGTGCCTATCAGTCTGAGGATGTGGCAGAGGCATATAACAACCTCCAGCAGACAATTAATTATCGACCACTCACTAATGAGTTGTCTAGAATTCATGAGAGATTGTCTGGCTTCCTCAAGGACTATGTCTACGAGACATACCAAGAGGATGACCAAGAAGAGGAAGAAGATGCCTAGGCAGGACTTTACAGATCCACTTAGCCCCTTCGGCGGCGACGTTTTCAAATACGAGCAGCAGCCCAAGGGCGGTATTAAGAAGCCCAAGAAGAAGCCCGCTCAGGCTCCAGAGAGCCGTGCGCTATACGACCTGCAGACGGACATTCTCAAGGCCCTATCAGAACTAGAGAAAGACGAGTATGACGGAAAGGCAATGCGTCATCTCAGAAATTCCTACAAAATCATCAACCGCTACCTTCGACAGTACGCTCATGGTGGCGAGCGCGGAGAAATCGATGGCAGTAGTCTATGAGTGGCAACACGAAAACGGCACTGTCGTAGAGACAGACAAGGCCGACGTTCCGCCAGATAACAGCGGAAAATGGACCCGTGTGTTTTCTTTTGGTTTGTCAAGCGTTAATGGTGCAGGAGGTTCTCCTAGCCGTAGCCCTTTAAGTAAGGCTAAGGCTTCACCTTAATTGTTGATGACAGTCTCAAAAGAGGATGAAGCCGTTATCGCTTGGCGCAAGAGCGTTTTGATTGCTGCGGGGTGGGAGCCAGCAATGGCTTTAGAGATCTCCATTCGGCAAGACGTTGATCTGAGGATTGCCGAGGCGGCAATCAAATGCGGCAATCCCGATAAGGCTTTATACTTGTTATCGCTTTCGGACGAGCCATAATAGGCGAGAGCGGTACAAGCGTGGAGGTGATCCGAAGTCTACTTCTCAGGAAGTCTTCGAAACCACAAAAGGGCCAGAGCACTGGCATAATCGGATCCCACCGCTCTTGCCAGTCCTCTGGCCCGCTGCATTCTATTATAGTGTGGTGTACGCGCTCTAATTAGTATAGAGCGCGTTTTTGTTATGGAAGACATTCGCAAAGAATCCGACTTCGGATGGGGCACCGACGCCTACCCAGCACAGCAGCCGCAAGAGTTGCAGTTCCAGTTTGACAGGCAGCAAATGTCAGATATGTCTGGCGCGACCAAACAAGTTTTCCGCTGGGTTCTTGCTGGTAAGACCATTCTTGTTGTCAGTCCCGATAATCTTGATGATGCCTATCGGGCACTAGGTATTGTCGATGACCATCACGGACCGTTTGCAACGGGCTCCGTAGAGATCACGCATCGCTGGACGACATCATTTGTGGTGGAGAAGGCCAATGTAGATCTCGATTTTCTGCACGGTATTTTCCGCAGATGGGCGAAAGATCCCTCAACCAATTTCAAGGAGTGGAACCACCCGCTGCATCTCGTTTCCGTTCAGGACAAGAATGGTATTCCCTTGCCGGTCGGTATCCGCAAGATGGCCGCAGATCCCGGCATCGGCGATGACCATTTTAAATATCCTTGGAAGAACACAGATAAGAGCCTGCTAACAGACATTCAGATTCAAGACAACGACAGAGGCAAACTGCCCGGTCAAGGTGATCTTAGAGTCATCACTCCTAGACTGTCGGAAGACACATATGGTTGTACCGAATGCAGTGAGGTGTTTGATTCTTATAGCGAGTTCCTTCTGCATATGACTCACGATCATCCCAAGAAAGAGCCAACAGGTCCTGAGTACGAAATCAGAGATAACGACGAATACTTTTATCCTGACAACGAGGCATCAAGACCCGGTGGTGGTCCCGGTGGACAGGTCGTTGGTGCTGCGCAGCCGGCAGGACCTATTCCATTCTCTTTCCATGTTGAGAGAGATCGACTCTATGTCGGAGAGCCGGGAGACGAGAGGGTGGAGATCGATGAGACCAATCCGTTTGGCGTGGCTGAGGGCTACTACACTCCGGATGGGGATTTGCTGATTGTCAATCAGTCTTCACTGCCTTATACTATTAGGCATCTAATCAATTTGTGGATTGATATGTATCCGGAACATGAAGTCAAACATGTGTATGTGATACACCAGCAAGACGACAAGAAGATCAAGGAAAGGGTTGCTAATGCTTAGTACAAAGCAAAAGGCAGCCGCTTGGGACAAACTCCCATCTCAACTCACTGATGAGGAATCCCTCTATGTCTCCGATCCTGTTTCGTATCAGTACTTAGAACAGGGTTGTTTCGATATTGAGAAACTCGGACGCATGCAGCATCAATCTGCTTGGATCGATGTTGAGCGCAAAGCAAAGGTTATCGTCACCTCCAACAGAGTAAGCCTTATTTACAAAAGACCTTACGATCTTAATCTCCCCCATGAGATCATTGAGGTGTACGGAAAGATCGTTGGCGACCACGGATCCTATGAAGCCAAGATTCTTATTCCGCACCCAAAGAGCCGAGCGATCAGATCTTGGTCTTGCGCTTGCGCTTGGGGGCGATACGCTTGGGACCGAAGGCCGATCTACAAAGTCGACATGCGCGGTCGCAGAAAAGAAGTCAATAAGAAGTTCGAAGGTAGGGTCTGTTCGCACATCCTTGCTCTTTGGTGGACATCGATGACAAGAGCAGTTGAGTATGAAGATGTCGATCCCTCCGTCATGCAGAGGTTCTTCCCAGAACTGTTGGAGCAAGACCGATTAGAAGGAACTGACTGGGACGCAATGAAGGAGATTGTTGACGAGAAGCAGGAGCCTGAAAGGAGAAGAATCTCCCCAAGAGAACTGGAGATGCTGGACGGTATAGACATCTCGGTTTTGAACAAGGCGCTGCAAGATCAGTTTGACCTTGTGTCGGCGGATCAGGTCGTTGACGAGATTACAAGGATCCTAAACGAAATATACGAAACGGATCCGTCTGATCAAAACGCCATCTCTAACTTAACGCAAGAACTTCAAATGCTCGTGAACACCAGAAACGTTTACGACACAGAGGAAACAGAAATTTATAAGAAAGAAATTGTTGCGCGTGTTGCCCAGATGATAGGTCTTGACAAAGAGGCGAGAGAACTTCTGGCCAACAGGCCCACAAGATTTGGACCGAGGCTTACCCCTGAGCAAATGAATCTATACGAACAGGGACAGTTAGAGGAACTCCCCTTAGGGTTCTACGACGCCGACCCGGAAGATGTCAGAAGGCTGCGCGAGCAGGGCGAACCAGTTCCTGAGTATTTCTGGGCAGATAGGGGAGAGTACACAGAGAAAAGACAACAAATTGATCAGTTAAAGAAAGAGATTCGTGTAAGAAAAAACGCCATACAAGAGGCTTACGACGCGAATCCGGACTCTGATCTTTTCTCAAAGACAAAAGCCCAAGACCTTTTTAGAGACTTTCATTGGTGGGAGGTCAACGACAAGAAGCGCGGACGAGACTTCATTCAAAGATACCTTAAGAACAAGGATCCTAAGGTTATCCTGAAGATGATTAAAGAGAGAATCAAAGCGGCTGGTCCCGGAGGCGCATGGTCACAAATGCAAATGCCTACCACACCGATAAAACAGCCTGTGCCAATTCCTGCCGACAGTGTTCAGCCAGAGCCCGAGGTGGAGCAACCTGCAATTGAGCAGCCACAAGAGAGCAGTTTCAGTTTATTCGATAGTCTCTCTGATCTTTTCGAGGACGACAACAAAAAGTCTTCCTCGGTAACGATACTGTCCTCTGATATTCCGATCAAAGACATTGTCGTTTATATCCAGCAGGAACTTACGGGTGGTCGGTCCCCTAGGGGCTTTGTTAGAAAAGAGTTGTGGGGCGAGCAGCGTGGTGGTCTGGTTCCACATCCGGACGCACTACCATTGAAGATTCGACCTGACGGCAATTTTATCTACAGCCCGGATGATCTTGGATACAACCCAGTCACTGGCGAAATGGGTTGCGAGGAAGAAGACAGAGGAACCTACGGCGCAATACCCGTTGGGGACGAAGTTGTGATCCTATCTGTTGACCCTAGAGATAGAATGGTTATGATTGAATATAATTTGGAAGAATACTCTCCGAACCATAGTCATATTCATCTCTGGATCCCGCTCAAAGATATTGATTTAATTTGACAACTCGCCGTCCTTTGTTTATTCTAAGGACATGAAAGATACTCGCGATGACTACGAAAACGTGGTCGAACAACTCATTCGCGACCCAAAGTCTTACGATAGTTGGGTGAGCGATAATGATGAACTCGAAGACGCCTTAGAGGACTACAAAGATAGATTCTGGGGCAAAGAATGACTGTAGATGAGGCCAAGGCTCTCATTGAGTCAAGTATCGCCGGATCGAGCGTTGAGCATCTTACTGATGAGCCCGGAGATGACGTTGCCGTATTCAGAATTGAAACACCATTCTTCAGTTTCGAAATAGATCAGCAGATTGCGATTTTTGCTTATTTAAAGCAGGATGAGGATCTGCTGCAGTTCTCTGATCGTGGTCTCTATTCTTTTTGTGTCGAGGATCGTTCACCGATTAGTTTGAAAAGACATAGAAACTTCATTCGTTCAAATGGACACTTGATCTTGGGAAGCGAGACAGAAGAGGGTTCTTTCGTCGTCAACACCCCGACAATCAATTTGAAATCTGAGGAACTGAATCTCCCCCTTCTCCTCGCTCACTACATATCCCTCCTGCTGTTCTGCGGCGAGGTTTAGTGTTTGCGATCTTCTCAATCCATTCGACATTCGGCGTAGTCGATCCCCGGTTCACTTCAGGGCAAATCGCTGACATCGTTGACTTTTTAGCGGTTCAGCATGATCTTCCGATAGGACCGGGAATGGCCGTCATCGTTCCACGGCCTGAACCAGAAAGCGAGGAAGAAGAAGTCATGCAGGCGATAAGTCCGGGAACACATGAGGTGAATATAATCTTTGATTTTGATCCAAATGACGAATATCTTCTTGAGATTCTGGCAGAAGACAATATGTTGAACAAGTACAATGTTGCGAATCAACTCTGTTCAACAATTCTTTTTGGTTCCTTTCATGCACTGAACACGATACCTACTTATTTTCACATGAAGATAGGAACTGATTATGTGACAGATGAATTATATGAAAAGATGAGGAAGCACCGATTTAACCTGTAGGTGAAATCTTTAAAATGCTTCAAATGCAAGAAGGTTATTGCTGCGGCAAGCACCTCCGTCATATCCTTCTATTCGTTACAACCGTCGGAAGACGACAATCACGAATATAATTTCTGTTCTCAAAGATGTCTTGACGACTTCTATAAGGACAGGATAAAGTTCAATGCGATTGTGCGCAACTTCAACAGGGAGCCTGAAAATGATTAATCCACTATTCAAGAAGTCCGTGTCTCGAAACAAGGAGACGGGATTCCCTATTCCGCACAAAGAGGACTTGATTATAAACAGAAGCGCACTTGTAATGGTTATAACCTGCGTTGTTTTTACTGCGCTGATCTTTTGGAGAAAAAATGGCTAAGAAAAAGGCAAAAGTCGAAGAACCAACCCAAGAGACTCCAGCACCCGAGCAGACACAGAAGCCGAGGACAATTATCGTTTCTGCGACAGAGGGCGAAGTCCTGACCTCCCGCGTAAAAACAACTCGTGAACTGTACATGGAGATAGTTAATGCTGAAAAAAGTTAAAGCGTGGTTTTCGTTTCGTGGTTGCAAATGTCAAAATTGCGGTTGCGGTAAGTAGGATTGGGTTCAAAATGAGCGAATCGGATATTGCAGTCATTTTAAATAGACTCGATCAACTTGAAGAAACTCTTAAAGAGGTTCACAGGGAAGTTAAACGAACCAACGGTCGAGTTACCGACCTTGAAATGGAAGAAGCCCGTTGGCAGGGAGAGCAGCGCGGAAGACACATGCAGAGAGTCATCATGAGCAGTGTCCTAAGCGGCGGCATTCTTGCCGGTATGGTTTGGGGCATCTCGTATCTAGCCAAATAGTATGCTTGAAGAATATCAATGGGGAAAAGATCTTTTAAAAGATCGAGAGATTAAAGAACGCATTGATGTTCTTCGTCGTTCTCTGAGTGGCGAAATCAGTAATGAAGAGGCCCAGCGTCTGCATGCCGAGATAGCAGACAAGTACCGTCCCCTCTATGAAAAAAGAGAGCAGACGGAAAAAGCATTTGAGAGAGACGATCCTTATACCGATCTAGGGTACAAGAGAAGCAAGGAGGAGGAAGGAATTCCTGCTGCTGCGAAGGCGGTCACAAAACACAGGACCGCATGCGGCGTCAAACTCTCCGACAAGGATCTAGCCCGATTCTGGAGCAAGATCAATGTGAAGAGCGCGAATCAGTGCTGGCCATGGAAGAACAGTACTCGCGGCTCTCTCGGTTACGGACAATTTCGCATCGGCGACAGAATCTGTGATGCTCATAGAATCGCTCTTGAACTGATGAAAGGTCCTCTGAAAAAGGGGAGATATATCCTTCACGATTGCGACAATCCCAAGTGTTGTAACCCTCGTCATCTCATTGCCGGAACACAGAAGGGCAATATGAACGATATGACAGAAAAGGGTCGTGGGGACAACTAACCTCAAACAACTCTTTTTCGTTAACATAAGTAATAGATATCATGCCTAAAAGACTCTCCACATCCCGCGAAATTCTTTCTATTTTTGACGCACCGCCGGAACCGATTAAGCCGACTCCGTTATCTCCAGCGCAACAGGAGAAACGGGATCAAGCAAAGAGAAAAGGCATAAAGCCTCAATACCCAAAGCACCCGGGCTTTCTTAGAGATCGACAATCTCCTTCTTTCCAAGAGCCTGAGCAGGCCGTTAAGATGTTTGATCAGGGAGACATCCCCGCCCCTCTCGATCCTCAGAACAAAGAGCAAATCCTTACCAAGATTGACGAATTCAGATCGAGAGTGATGAAGATTAATCTTCGTCTCGATGCTTTGGCAGGGGCTTACAAAGAACTCGGCGGCTCAGAACTTTCGGGCTCAGAGTCTGTCCAAAAGATGATGGCAGAGCGCCGACAACTGCTTTCAGAGAGAGACAAGATAAGAAGGTCCGTTCTTCCCGGTTTGTATCAATATCTCTATCAACTTGATCCGTCGTATGTTGATGTCTCAAGATCTGGTCTTATTCCGAAATCAGAACAAATTGAACCTCAGGATGCATTTCTTTCTCCAGCAGAAAAGGGCGGGCTTTCCGATAAAGAAATCGCACAGGCTGAGAAGGAGCGTCGAAAGGACATCCAGCAGACCGGCGAGCAGAGAGCGATACAAGTCGAGCAGGTCTTCAAGAATTATTTTGATCGTCAAGACTGGGGACATGATCCACTCAGTCGAGTTGATGACTTAAGAACAGAACTTAAGGCTCTCTCCGTTGTCAATAAAAACGCCGCAAAGAGCATTAGAGAATTGGTGCTCCATGATGCTAAGAGCGCACAATCTAAGATTGAACAACTTCAAAGTTCCGGCGCGAAACTAAGCGCTGTGCAGGAGGATCTTGCTCAGTATCAGCAAGAGATCGAAAGACTTAAGTCGCTGCCAGAACAATACAATTCTCAATTGCAGCAGTTGCAACAGCAATTGGAGTCGATGGATCCGAATGGGATTTATAGAAAGCGTTTGGAACTTCCAAACCCCGCCCCAAACAAAGAGACATATGAGATCCTGAGCGGCATCCGTGAACTTATGGGCCAGATTAAGTCTCTGGAGTCAAAGATCCAGTCTTTAGATGTTGACAAGCAGATTCAATATCTCCAAAAGATGGTTGACTCAATGCAGGCAGATCCTGCTGGTTGGGATTCGCGCCAAGAAGAGATGAACAAGCCTCGTGTTGTTGAGCCTAAGCCAAAGACAGGACCCTCGGCACAAGAGATAGAGCGCGAAAATGAGCGCATTAGGGGCATTCAAGGCGAACTGCGCCTACAGCAAAGACCCAAATGGGAAATGACCCCAGACGGTAGATATGAATTGAAGCCCAGCAGAGAGCAGATGCAGAAAGATTTTGACAATGCATTTGGTGTTCTGCGTTCTGCTGAAGACGTTTTGCAAAACATTAATGATGCTCGTTTAAAGACTCAGCAAGAGAATCCCGGTGATAAGCAACGCTTCCGAACTCTCTCTCAAGAAGATCTTTTTAGTCTCATCGAAAAAAGACAACTAAGAGATAAACTTGCTCTAGAGTATCAGCAGAACCCTTCTGACGAACTCTCAAACCGTCTCGCTGAGGCGTCAAAGAATTATGACTACTTCTATAGACTCAATCGTATTGCTGATGACCAAAGAAAGGCCTTAGAGGCTTGGTACGATAGTCAAGAGCCCGACATTCAGAACATAAGCATCCCAAGCCTTAGAAGTTTCATTAAGAAGACACCGAGCATCAGGGAAAAAATAAACGCACCGTTTGTGCAAACCTTATCGCATTTCTCTGAACAGGAAGAGACGCTCTGGTGGGAAAAGAACTCAGCAAAGGGTTCGTATTATCAGAACGCTCTAAACAGAGTTAACTCTCAGATCGCTGCTGACGCCATCAGTGTGGTCAGGTTCTTTACAGAGAATCCTAAGATGTGGAACGAGTCGTATGCCCAGCAGGCGATGACCACAGACTACGCCGTTGGTGCAATGATGGAACTGGTTAAGCAGATGTCCTCTTCGGCCAAGAGCAGTCCCCAAGAATTCCTCCCCGGAATTGGTGACCACCCTGAAGAGATGAGTGCCGAAAAGGCATTCAAGGAAGACGCAGAGCCTGCCGAAGAAGCGCCCTCTGAGGAGGAGCGGGCTGCTGAGGATGTTGCCAAAGAGGACGTAGATCCAGTCGACGCTGTCTCTCAGCCGGGCACATACAGACAGCAAGTCAATGATGCTTTGAAGGCGGTCATGCAGAGCGATGAAGAGGATGTGGATATCCTCACTTCTCTTGGTGAAGCAGCAGTCGAGCCTAAGCCTAAAATAAAGGGCAAGAAGAAGCAGTTCCCCGCTGGCGAGCCTCAGTTGCCGGGAAGCCTTGATGACTATCGTCGTTATGGTCCGGATGCAAATCCTCCATCATTCAAGACGATTAAAAATCAGATAATGACAATAGCGGCAGACAATCCAGATCTAATCATTGAGGAGACCGGCAAGCCCATCTCTGAGTATGTAAGTACCGACGAGGCGGGTCGGCCCTTCCTTAATCAGTCTGGTCGTGCCCTTGCCGAACAGATGCACCTGCAAGAAATTGAAGACTACATCACATATTTGATGTACACACCTATGAGCGATCAGGATCCAGTTGCTGAGAACATTCAAAAGGGTCTTCTGTACGAGGCCTACAGATTGGATCCAAGACTTATTGCAAGAGGTGGTGATCGCGTAACGCAAAGCGTTGTCGATCAAATGATCAATCACGTCTTCTTAAATCTGAGTCAGGCGAATCGAGAAAGAGAAGTTTACTCGCTGTTCAATCAATGGGACAGGCTATCTCAAACCGCCGATGACAAGGGCGAAATGATGCGTGACGCCATTGGTAGATGGCTTCGTGGTCAAATCACCAACACTCGTCAACGCTTAAATCGTGAACTCTGGGGAAGAAACGCTTGGACTCCAGAGTACAAAAAGTGGTTTGATGACTTCAATACTTTCAAGACCAATGTTAAAGAGGGCCTCGGTATAGTCAAGGGGAAGACCAAGAAGGACATTCCTACGGAGGTTTGGCAACAGTACTTCCAAGAAATTGGCAAATATCAAAGAGAGTTCCCCGAACCTCAAGAGAAGTACAATAAGGGCTTTTCTGATCTCGCGGGTGTTCTCCAAGATATGACACAAGAAGAGGGTTCTGCACTTACCGACTACCTTGAAGGTTACGCACCTGCAAAATCTAGGCCCGAAATGGCCGGCGAAGACGTTGCGGAGGAAGTGCCCTCGGAGTCGGTTGATATCGATGAGAGACTGCAGTTCCTTGACCAGTTCGCTCAAGACAATCCGAAGTTCGAGAAATTGATTCGCTTCGTATACGAACATCCTGATCTTTTCTCAAGCGTTGGTGGTCTAACCGACTACAATAAGCAGCGCTCTGAATGGGTTAAAAAGCGCAAGGAGTTCCTCGCAGATCCCAAGGTTCAGCAGCATATTGAGAAGGGTCAGCAGGAATGGGAAAGCAAAAACCCTGCTCCTGAAGATCCAGCCGAAATGGACGAGTGGCAAGCGAAGCGCGAACAGATTGGCAAGAGCCTTGTTAAGGGTGTCAGAATAAGGTGGGAGAGCGAGAATCCCGCTCCTAAAAAGATTCCCGGCGAGTCATCGATTGAAGTCAAGGACTGGAATCGACTCGTTGATACATGGAATGAGGAACTTGATCCTAGCGCCGGAGATAGCGCTGTTGGGCGTAAGTATCTTGAGAAGTTGTTTACTGATCTCAAGAAGGCTATTGCTGATGCCCGCACACCTGCAGCGCCTAAGACTGACGTTGTGACCCCCGCTCAGAAGACAAAGAATCAACAACAGCAAATGCAGGATGTTCTAAAGAATGTCGGCATCACCCCACAGAGCAAGATCGATGTGCTTAGAAGGCTAGCCAAACTAGCCAAACTAAGAAAGAATCAGTAATGTGTTCTGGGAGGACAGCGACATCTCATGGGACTGGGAGGATCCGAAAGAACAGGGATCTGACTGGAATGAATACGTTGTCTCTATGTATCTCGTTGATAAGCGGGAAACAAAACCAATCACTCTCAACATCTGGTCCACAGGTCTAGACGAAGCAATGACCTGTGGCGAAGTGCTATCCGCAATATACTTAAATGGCTAAAAGACTCGCAACAAGACAAGAGATGCTCCACATCGCCAAGGAGAAGCCTTGGGAGGTCGTCATAGAGGGCGAGCATGGCCGAGACATAGTCGGAGCCTACCCTTGCTGGAAAGACGCTTACAAGGCCCTACAGAACTGGCTGAAGGACTTCAATAAGGGTGAAATCAATGAAGAAGACCCTATTGACACCGATGAGATCTCTGATGCAGCCAAGATGGAAGATCAGTGGGCTTTGAAAAGTCTCAAGAACGCGGTTGAGGATATGAAATGGTCCTTCCGCTTTCGTCACGATAACTCGAAATACACCGTATGCCTGCAACCCGTAGGCTATGTTGAAGAGTAGTTTCCTATCTGCTAGGATCATCCAATGATTCATGAAGTTTCTGCCGAACAGATTCTCGGCGCTGTCATCATTTTGATTGGAGTGATCGTACTTGATTGGATCCATAAAGGCCTCTGACGTGACTTCCGAAGAGGCCATCCTGCACATCCGCAAGATCTTCGATAAGTACAACGAAGAATGGAACTCATGGTATATGATCGAGCAGGATCGTAGAGAGGGCCATCACTGGCATTCTTTCGCTGATGAGGTTGAGGAAATCCTCAAAGCGGCAAGAAAATAGCGCTCAATCATGCTAGAATCTCTGGCATGACTTACGAAGAAATCCGCAGGGCGCTTGAGGTAGCCAAAGAGTATGAGCACCGAGCGCTTGAATGCAAAGCCCGCATTGAGCATGTCGTTTACTCAGAGCGCCTTGG